TCAGTCGTGCAGGTGTTCGGCGGCGTGCAGGGTATTTTCCAGCAGGCAGGCGCGGGTCATCGGCCCGACGCCGCCCGGCACCGGGGTGATCCAGCTGGCGCGTTGCGCTGCCACTTCGTATTCCACGTCGCCGACCAGTCGGCCGTCGGCCTGGCGGTTGATGCCGACGTCGATGACGATGGCGCCTTCCTTGATCCACTCGCCCTTGACCAGTCCCGGCTTGCCGGCAGCGACCACCACCAGGTCGGCGCGCGACACATGGTCGGCCAGGTCGCGGGTGAAGCGGTGGGTCACTGTGACGGTGCAGCCACCCAGCAGCAACTCCAGAGCCATGGGTCGGCCGACGATGTTCGAGGCGCCGACCACGACCGCATCCATGCCGTACAGGTCGGCGCCGGTGCTGGCGAGCAGGGTCATGATGCCTTTCGGGGTGCAGGGGCGCAGGAGGGGCATGCGCTGGGCCAGGCGGCCGATGTTGTAGGGATGGAAACCGTCCACGTCCTTGTCCGGGTGGATACGCTCCAGCAGCAGGGAGGCGTCCAGGTGGGCGGGCAGGGGTAGCTGGACCAGGATGCCGTCGATGGCGGTGTCGTCGTTCAGGCGGTCGATCAGGGCCAGCAGGTCGTCCTGGCTGGTTTCGGCGGGAAGATCGTAGGCCTGGGAGAGAAAGCCGACTTCCTCGCAGTCCTTGCGCTTGTGCGCCACATAGACCTGAGAGGCCGGATCGGTGCCGACCAGGATCACCGCCAGGCCGGGAACGCGCAGGCCTTGCTGGCGGCGCTCGGTCACGCGTTGGGCTATCTGCTGGCGAAGGTTGGCGGCGATCGCTTTGCCGTCGATCAGTTGTGCGGTCATGTCGGAAGGGTAACCATCGAATCGGGTGGAAAAAGGACGCGCATTTTCGCATGGACGCCGCCCGGGGCAAAGGAGGCGACCCGTGGATTTGCCGTAACTCCTTTATATAGCTGAATTTTTTTAAAAAACCCGTTGACGGCCTTTCGCCCCCTGTATAACATGCGCCCCGCTTGCCGAGCACAGCCGGACGCAGGGTAAGAGGTAAAGCAAGTCGGTTGCTGACTTTGTGATTGCCAGAGCTTAAAGTTTGCGCTCAGCATTGAATGCAGATGAATAAAGCGCCCGTAGCTCAGCTGGATAGAGCATCCGCCTTCTAAGCGGATGGTCGCAGGTTCGAGTCCTGCCGGGTGCGCCATTCGGCGAATCGGCAAGAAGCAGGCGATGTTTTACCGCAAGTCGTAATATGGTGGGCGTAGCTCAGTTGGTAGAGCACAGGATTGTGGCTCCTGGTGTCGTGGGTTCGATTCCCATCGTCCACCCCATATTCCGAAGCGCCAGGCCCGGGGCCTGGCGTTTTCATTTCCAAGCAGTGTCCCGCGGACGTGGTGGAATTGGTAGACACACTGGATTTAGGTTCCAGCGCCGCAAGGCGTGAGAGTTCGAGTCTCTCCGTCCGCACCACCTTCTAAATCAAGTGTTTACGAGCTTCAGCGACCCTCCATGTAGATGCGCTGGATTATCAACGTGAACAGAACGTGAAATGCGACTTTCACGGACTTGATCAAGAACCCCAACCGCATCCCTTACCCTGGCCGGAGCAAGGTGGGCATATCGCTCAGTCATCGCGACTGTCGAGTGTCCGAGCAGATCCCGAACATCCGCCAACGGAACGCCGGCGCTGACCAGCCATGCCGCGCAGGTGTGGCGCAGGTCGTGAATCGTAAAGTCCGAAATCTTCGCTGCCTGGCAGGCCTGCTTGAAGCCGGCCGAAAGCGATACCACTCGATCACCGTTAGCGCGCGCAAAGACCCAGGGGCATTCCGGGCTGGTCTCGGACCTGAATGCCATTCGTCGCTTTAGTGCTGCCATCGCCCCTTCGTTGATCGGGATGCTCCGGCGCTTGCCTGCCTTCGTGTGGGATGCCTCCAAGTAGATCAGTCGATTTGCGAAATCGACCCTGCGCCACTCCAGGCCAAGCATTTCCTCCCTCCGGCACCCTGTGTTGACGGCTAGGCGAATGAAGTCCTCCAGCATCGGGCCAAACTTCTGCCCGCGCGCCGCTCGGCACAGAGCCTCTACCTCTGCCCTAGTCAGCCAACGATCACGCCCTTCGGCCTCGCGCATCTTCCGTCCCTTCACTGGGTTAGGAAGGGCCCACTCCAGTTCCGTGTTGCAGTGGTTGATCGCCGCGGACAGTGCGGCGAGTTCTCGGTTGATGGTTGCCGGGGATGCGCCGGCATCCAACCGATGCGCTCCATATCCCCGGATGTCCTGGCCCCCTAGATCGTTGACCACGCGTCCGGCAAAATACTCGCGCAGCGGCTTTATGCGGTGCATGGTCGTTTCGTAGCTGCGCTGATGCTGGCGAGCGTGCTGCAGGTACGGAATGATCACCTCCTCAAAGGTCCTGGGCGGATTCACGCCCATCTCCTTTTCCTTCCACGCTTTCGCGCGCTCCTGTTGCTCTAGTGCTTTCGCCGCCGAGTAGTCGGCAGTTCCAGAAGAGCGTCTAACAAGCTTTCCTGTTGCTGATTTGAAAGAGATCCACCAGTAGGCGGAGTCGTTTCTCTTGTACGGCATACTTCCTCCGGTACGCCGACCGCGTCGCGCATGCTAGCAGCGGCTTCCTCTTCAAGCATCTGTTCGAGCTTTTCCTTGTGAACCCGGATTGTCTTTTTGAACCTGACCACCGGGATCAGCTTTTCGTCCGCGTAGCGGTACGCGGTCCTGCGGCTCACGCCGAGAATGCCGGCGGCCGCCTCAACTGAAATCAAAGACATAGCGAGACCTTGGCCGATCAACGGCATCGGGTTGGCGGGTAGAATTCGTGGAGGCTTGGCCGGGCAGGGCGCCCGCATCGGGCAATATGGGGGTTAACTGCTCGGTCAGGCCTTCTGGTAGGATTTGAACGCCCAGCCGGGCGGGCCTCAGGAAGAGGCCCTAGTGGGCTCGGCTGGGTTACTTGATTTCGCCGTTGAACGGGATAAGGAGTTCCCGGAACTCACGCATCTCAGGGACGGTTACGCCGTATCCGAGCAGTTCTCCATTCTCCCTGATGAACATGTGAGCGGCGATGCGTAGTCTCAGCTTCTCCAGAGCATGAAGCCTTCCTATGTGGTCGAGGCTCATGCCTTGTCTGACTGATGGCGCCGGCTCGAATAAATCCACCACCAGTTGGCATCCATCCCAAGCAGCCTGGGTGTGGCTGTCCGAATATCGGATGTCGCCCTGGCTGTCCACGTAGGCGGACAGGTCGAATATGCCGGCCATGCGCTTCTCGAAAATCTCCCGCTTCATCATTCCGCGCCTCCCGCCTTCCTGGCCTTTAGCATGGCGTCGGCGGCGGCGCGGACTTGCCCAGCCTGGTATGCCTCGCACAGAAGGGCGTGCAGAGACACAAGCTCACCATTACGCTCCAGCCTGAACAGCGAAATATCGCTGCCTTGGCATAGTTTCTGGTCGGTAATCCAGCGCTCACACGCCGCCCGCGCCGCCAGTTCGAGTAGTTCGCGGTCGTTCATTGCGTTGCTCCTTTGCCCAAGGCCTTGATGATCTTCGGCCACAGTGTGTTGTCGTTGCTGCGCCAGGTTGGATCATCCACTACGGCCTGTAGCGCCCCACGCAGCACCTCGTTCTCCGCCTTGAGCCTGTCCCGATCCACTTCGACCGATTGGAGCTTCTGCCGTAGCTGGTTGATCGTCTGACTGTCCCTGGCAATCTGCTGGCGTTGTTCCTCGATCAGTTCTTGATCTCGGTCCCATGCCGCTTGTGCCGTTTCCAGCGTCTGCGGGCACTTCTCGGCGCGGGCGTAGTTGACGCTGTGGTTCCTCCAGCCAGACGCTTTCATCCCGTCGATCTCGTCCAGCAGGGCGAGGATGGTCTTGGGGTTGGCGGATGCGATGTATTTCAAATTCTCTGCGGGCGCTACTATGTCAGGCCAGCCATCATGCGGGTGCGTGCATGGACGAAGTACATCTCCATCACCGCTGTCGGTTCCGATGCGGCGCCAACTGCACCCGGTTTGAACACGCCACGGCCCAGGCGTTGCCGCCTTAGCCAGCCTCCGCAGCTCTGCGTGGTCGGTCATGCATCCGCTCCTTTAGCGAAATATCGCTTCCAAATGTCAGGCTGCTCGTCCATCAAGCGCGATATCCTGCGCTGCTGAACTTGAAGTGCCCGCTTCAATTGTTCGACCCTGGCACTCTCGATCTTCTGAGGCGAGCGCGTGTCGATGTGGTTATTGATCCATCGCTGCTGGTACTCGCATTTTGTGCGTAGCTGGCGAAGCTCTTCGCGCTCAGCAGCGGATAGGGGCACAAAGGATTTGAAGAAGTTCATCGCTTCACCTCGATTCCGGCTTGCTGGAGGGCTTCGGTCACGCGATCCAGGAAGACCGTCTGAACCTCCTGATGAAAAGCGTAAGGCTCCGGCAACTCCACCCTCAGAGCCGCGCGGCTGGCTTGCCAGGCTTTCCATGCTGTTGCCACGACATAGAAGCCATAGTTACCGTTAGGTCCTTTCTTGAGCGGATTTCCGCTTCCTACGTCTACGAAATGACTGGAAGCCCACGCTTCAAACTCTTCTCTCATGTCAGGCACGGTCAGGACTCCTTTGGTTGGCCACGCAGCCGGTCGGCCAACTCCATCTCGGCGTAATAGGCGCTCATGCTTTCGGCATCGTTGAGATTCAACGTTCCGTAGACATGTCGGTTGTAGAATTGCGTGGTGCCTAGGCAAGGCTTCGACAGGTTCAGGGTGTAGCCGCGCTTGTCGGCCAGGAACTTGGCGACCGCAGCGGATCGGCTCATGCCTGCTTGGCAGTGAACGATGATCGGTTCATCACCACACTCGTTCACGAAGTCGTGGATCTGCTTGGCGTCAATATGGCTGAACACCCGAAAACCATCGCTTCCCAGGTATCCGTCTACATCATCAAATTCCAGCCGCAGAACGCGCTTGTGATCGCAGGCAAAGGCGTACCAATCGCCCTTGCTGCCGATGCTGATGACGTTGCTCGGTATGTCGACCTTGCTGGCATCCACGGCGGAGAGAAATGTCACCTCTCGCCTGTTCACTGCTTGCTCCATCTGCTCAACTCCTGTCCTTTCTGTTCTGTCTGCTCGTAGAGGTTCTGGAAGTCCCCGACTATCCGGAAGATGCCGAAGACGATCAGCGCGATGACCAGTAGCGCGACCAGGGTTTCGTTTTCGTTGTCCACGGTTGGTCCTCCGGGGGTCGGATTCGTTGGTTTAGGGTGGCGGGCTCGTGGGCCCAAAATCTGCCAGTTTTTGTGCTGAAACCCAGCAGGAATGCGGGTCTCAGCCTGGCCGAAGGTGGCGGTGGCGATGCCGGGATTCCGGCATCGGTATCAGCCGCCCGCTGCTTTGGAAATCAGGTGCATGAGCATTTCGCGCAGCACCTCGCGGTCCAGCACTTCGCGAGATCGCGCATACTCGTCTGCCTGGCGTAACACGGCCTCTATCTCGATGTTGAACATCGGCGAGAGCACGTCTGGCTCGCACTGCTCGAGCAGCAACTGGATTGCGCGGGTCGGGTGCGCCATCGTGATCCCGAGCCAGTTGTAGGCTGAGGCAGTGCGGTAGTAGCGGAGGCCGGCGATCTCATGCCGCTGAGGCGGGCGGAAGGCTTTCGTGCGCATATGCAATCCGGGTAGTGGGTAGCCCATTATCCGAATTGCTGTATATACGTACAGTTGTTGGCGATGGGTGGCTATGCCTGCTCCGACAGGTACTGCAACTCCCAGGTCGGGTGGAACTTCCTTGGCTTGCTTTCGCCGTCGAGCTTGATCATGAGGTGGGCGCCCTTGGCGCTTGTGATTGTCCCTCGCTCCTCGGTGCCACGTCCTCGGTAAATGACTTGACCGCCGCGCTTGCATGGAACGGCATAGGCCTTGCGGATGAACTCCATGCTCATTGCCTCCCTCCTTCCTGCTCGCTCAGCAGGGCGCGGAGTTCCAGGAACAGGCGAGCGTCATCGTTCACCGGCTGAGTCTCTGGCGGGTATGTCGGATCGAACTCCGCTCGAAGATCGAGTTGAGACCTGATTCGCTCCAGCAACTCCCTCGGAACTACCACATGACCTACGGGGACTGCTCGGGCGTTCCAGTCAGCGATGGCGATTTCACGCTGATCTTCTATGCCTGGGACCATCATGGTTTCGCTGTCGAGGAACACGCACTCGGCCGAGTGATCGCCTACGATCCGGTGCCAGTCGTGGTTGCTCACTAGGCGCATCGAGCATCCGCAGAACGGACAGGGTTTCAGTTCTTCAGCCATTGGACTTCCTCCTGCGGGAAAGACGCCAGAGCCGCCAGATGACGATTGGTGCGCCTATGGAGACGGCAATCCAGTTTATCGGCCACCACCAGACCAATGATCTGCGGGTGATGCATTGGTCTCCGACGTAGACAGGAAGGCCGTGATAGGAGAAAAGGGTCAGGTACTTTTCGAACCTCAGAACAATCATTTGCTCTTCTCCGTATCGATTAGCGCTCTACATACCGAACAATTCGGATCGCGCGTTTCGTGCCCTTCGAGATCATCAGGGCAATGCCCGTTGTTCAGGTGCTTGACCTCTCCTGACGCGGCCTTTCGCAGCGTGTCGAGCGCTGATTCGCTGACCGCCAGGCCATTGAGGCGCGCCAGTTCGTCGAGGCAGTCGTTCCAGCCTTCTGGATATTCGGTATCCATCCGCCGTGCGTCGCGCTCCGGCACAACCACCACCCTTGCGCGCAGGGCTACCAGTTCTTCCATCGCATTGATGGCGACGCGCTGCTGGCTGTCTCGCTCCTCCCTGAGCGCCTGGGCCTCGGCGGCGAGGGCGTCGTAGTCGGAGGCCTTCACCCACGCTCCTCCGGGGTTCTCAATGTGCTCACAGTCATCAACGTGAGCATGGTTCACGTGGTCGAACCGCTTCACCTCACTCATGGATCAGTCCTCCGGATACAGGTCGTATTTGCGGCAGATGGCGTCCATTTCCGGGCGCGCGCGGAAAATCCAGAACTCCCCGCCATCGACGCTCACCTGATAGATGTACTTTGTGCCCGGAAGGATCTTCCCTCGGTCGGACCGAACGGCCTCAACGATCAGCCAGTCGTCTGCATCGACGTCCTGCCGCCCGAAGCCGGCATGGTCGAACCAGTAATAGGCATCGCATTGATAGTGCTTCCGTGCCGTACGAAGCTCGTCGCGTAGCAGTTGCATTACGCCCCTCCTTGCAGGCGCTCGCGGCGCCGCTTCATGATCTCTGCTACGCCGTCGGGGTACGTGATTGCCACGGCCCCGGCTGCGAGAGCTGCTGATTTCTTCGACAGGCAGATATCGAAGTGCTCCTTGATGGTCCCGGCATGCTGAATCCACTTCCGCTGAACACCGATCTTGTCTGCCATTGCGAGCAGTTCCTCGGTCGTGTCCGCGAGCATGTGGCACATCTTCATGCGGCCAAACGTTGCGTTCATGTCGTCGACGTAAACGGCCATCACACCCCCTCATTGCCGGGCGCGGCGGCGAGCATGTCGAGTAGTTCGGTAGCCAGCGCACTAGCCTTGCGAGCGCGTGAATTGGGGTTGCGGGCTTTCTCCGGGCTAACGTAGAAGGCGATCTCGGCGAACGCCAGTTCCATGCACTGCTTGAACTTCTCACGGAATCCTTCCGGCACGCTGTGCTGAGCCTGGGCTACAGGGGCGGTGTAGAGCTTCGTGCCCGACGGTATGCCTTGCAGGTCGCGATAGAAATGAAGGCCGTTCCAGTCTTCACCCGGTACCTTAGCAACGGTCGCCACCGGCTCCTGCTTCTCCAGCACGCTGTGCTGAGCCACGACCTTTTCGTCGGCGACCTTCGCCAGGATGATCAGGGAGCGAGCGAGTTCGTCGGGCGTGAAGCTCTCGAAGTCGCGCAGGATGCGCTGGAGGTTCTTGTTGAAGTAGTGGGCGTCCACCCCGTAGCGATTGCGGGTGGCCGTCAGCTCCGCGACCCTGGCCAGGGCGGCGTCGCGCCCTTCCAGCAGCTTTGCGCGCTCGGCGATGTACGCCACGACATCGGAACGACCTCTCCCGGCAGCTTCTTGCCATTCTGCGATCTCCGCTCGCAGCGCCCCGACGATGCGCTCATGCTGGGCGACGGTCATCAGCGGTTCGACGGTCAGCGTTCCGTCACTGCGAGGCATCGGAAGCGGTTTCTGCACCTCGGCAAATGGCGTCATGGTCAAGTCGTTCGAGCGGTAAAGCCGCGCAATCACAACCGGCCGCTCCGCCTCTGCCTGCGCGCTATTTGCCTTCAGCATTGCGTCCATCTGCTGCACGCTTTCCAGAAGCTCGGGGAAGTGGGTGAAGCCTTCTGTCGGCGCCTGGGAGGGTTGCGCCAGGGCGGCGCGGGCCTGCTCCGGGGTTACGAACCAGCCACTGCCGTCGCATTCGCGGCAGACTTCTCCGACATAACCGTCGCCTGAGCCGTCACATTCGGAACATGCGTAACCGGCTGCCGGATCGGTTTCATATCCGCATGCGCAAAGGTCGCCGGGCATCAGATCGCCTTTGCCGCAGTCTGGGCATTTTGTGGCACGGGGCTTTCCATCAACTGCACGTTCATCCCCGCCTGCCTGCTCTACCGGTGCCTTGTTCAGTTCCTTGCTCACAATCCCTTCTCCTGCCGCTCAATAGCGGCGATGAATTCGACAATCTCTGTGCTGAGGTCCATGGCGCCAATGCTGTTGTGGACCCCGACGTAGCGGTTTGCGCGCTTCAGGAGGAGCACCGCCGTGCGCAGGCCGGAGTCACGCTTGGTCTTCGCCTTGACTTCCACCACCCACCTCCGGGTAGACCAGAACACCCTCGGCGCCCTGGGCTTGGTTGATCGCTATCTGCCTCACCGCTCTCGCGAATAGCAGAATGTCGTCTGGGGTCATGAGCTGGCTTTCTTCGGGCCAGCCGGTGACCGTCACACCGCCAGGGCGGTGATGCGCTGTTAGCTGGTGCATGGGGTTATTCCTGTTCGGGGTCAGGCGGACTTCTTCTTGCCGGTCATCTCTTTCGCTCGTTTTCGGGCGAAGACCATGCACTCGTTGAAGGCACCTTTGGGGAAGGTCTGCTTGCGCTTGTAGTAATCAAGCGCCTCGTCGGCGATGACCATGCAAATTCCCGAAGGGAACCCGTCGCGCTGCAACTGCTGGTCTACCTGCTTCTTGATGAATTCGTGAGTGTTCATGCTTCCACCCACTTGTTTTCGCCGTCGTAGTAGCCGCTCCAGCCTGGAATGCTGAACTTCAGGGCTCCAGGCGTACATAGCCATGCCCCCCCTAGAGGCCCGCCGAATAGCTCCCAGTGAATCTTTCGTGCATACAGACGACGGCGGCGCTCGAAACGTTTTTGACGCAGGTTGATGCTCTTGATGCGTGGAATGCTGGTCAGCCTCATGACTTTCTCCAGGCAATGGTCCGCCGCGCCGCAATGCAGCGTCAGGCATTAGGAATGGTTCAGGGATGGCAGACTTCGACGACGCGGTGATAGTCGCCACGGAAGGGCATGGCCTTGTAGCCCTGGTTCATGGGGTAGATTCCCCAGGACTGGCGAGAGCAGGCCGCCATCATCGCCGCGTACTTGATGACCTCGATGACGTCTTTCTTGATGTACATGACATGGCCCTCATGCACTCATCGCCGACTTGATCTGTGCCGAGTGGCTGCGGCTGACTGGAATCCAGTTCTCGGTTCCGAGCAGCAGCACTTCGCCGGCCTGGGTGTCGTCTGGCCGGCGCTTGAACCTGCTGATCAGAGACCGGCGAACCAGGGCCTTACGGTGGGTGCGGATGAACTCGGCGGAGAACTCTGATTCCAGGGCCTTGAGCGCATCGCTCAGAACCAGAAAGCCTTCCCGGTAGTACGCAATGACGTACTTATCCTCGGCGATGAAGTGGGTGATCTGCTCAAGCGGGATTTCCTTGGAGTGCTTGCCGCATGTGGCTTTGAGTACGGTTCTCATGCTGCTTTCCTCATGCGCTCTCGCATCTGATGTTCAAGCTCTGCCAGCTCTTCCAGGAACGCCATAACCTCAGCCTCCATCTCGCGGATGCGTGCCTCGTCGCGGTGATAGCGGAAGCAGACGTATTGCAGTTCTTCCGGCAGGCGATCATCGAAGCTCACGAAGTCGACCCACTCGCGGCCGCTGCATGACATTTGGGCGAGCATCTGCCACTCGTACTGTGGGTCGTGCTTGCCCGACTGCATCGTGTAGATGTGGGTTGCGGTTGACGGGCATTTAATCTCGACGAGCCCATGCTCCCCCGCGAGGCCATCTGGCGACGCGCCAAATCCATCGATTCGCGGATGGATGATAAGGCCTGTTTCGATCGTCATTACGCCTGCATTGAACTCGTAGGCCGAGCGAGCAATCGGCTCCAGGTCGGTACCACGCTGCATTGCGGCGCTGGTGAATCCTTCCTCGCGCTTGCCGGTCAGGCGCTCGCACAGGAGCTGCATCATGTAGTTCTGGCGGGTAGCAGAAGGGGCGCCACTGCGCCCCTTTGCCATTACGTCCTTGACCTTGCTGGCGGTCACGCGGCCGAGTCGTGCCGCGAACCATTCATCACTACGCTGCTCGATCATCGCCGGTCTCCTCGAATTCAACGTCGATAGGTGCCTCCAGAAGTTCTTTCTTCCGCTGGTCCTTGGCCGCCGTAAGCTGGTCGCGCGCGCCCTTTGTCTTGTAGGCTTTCCAGGCATTGCTGAATGCTGCCTGCAAGTCTTCCATTGTTGGGGAGTCCTTGATCAGGCAGACCGCCTCGCTGACGTCCTCGTACTGTTCTGCGGGAGTGACGTCTCGTTCAACGATCCGCTCGGCCTCGTCCTGGTCGTATATGCCGGCGAACCCGAACGCGAGGCGTGCGCACTGGATCATTGCCTTGTGGCGAAGCATCCGGCGCGGATGGGACTGCCAAGGCTGGGTGTTCCGCTTGCACTCGGCCATGTACTCAGTCGCGCTGATGGCATGGCTGCGGTCCTTCCGATAGATCTTGCAGGTGCATTCGGTTCCCTGCTGGTCCATTGAGAATTCCATGCCATCGAACTGTGGGTTCTCGTTGATGATCCGAGCCCAGCCATCCACACCAACAACCGGCACGATGCCGTTGTTCTTGTCGGGGAATGCGTACAACTCCTTGGTGAAGGGGTTCAGCTTGTACTGGTCTGCCACGATCAGCAGGGCGACCATCTGCGAATCATTGACCTGGCCCTTGAAACAGGTCTGCTTGAGCGTGTTCGCCACTTCTTCAGGCGTGGTACCCATCTCGTAGCGCGTGGCGAACTTCGTCAGGAGCGGTGTTAGTGCAGTTCCCATGTGAACCTCAGTAGTTGATCGAGATATGAGGAACCTTGCGCTGAGCGATCAGTGTGATCGCCTGCTTGGCGCATTCCTCGGGCATGCCGCCGGCGATAAGGGCTGCCAGGGCTTCGTTGTTGATGGCTTTCTTATGGGCCTTATCGGCTTCTCGGGCTGCTGCCTCGCGCTCGATCCTGGCCTGCTCGTCTGCCTGCCGTTGGCGCTCTGCGGCAGCGGCTTCTTCGGCGCGCCGCTGTGCATCACGCTCAGCTTGCTCGGCGCGCTGCTGTGCTTCCAACTTCTCGCGCTCCGCCTTCTCGGCAGCGAGTCGCAGTTCCAGTTCCCTGCGCTCGGCGGCAGCCTTTGCCTCGGTTTCTCGGCGAGCGGCGGCTTCGCGTTCTTCCTGGGCGCGTCGTTCCGCTGCCAGGCGCTCGGCCTCGGCTGCTTCGCGGGCAATGCGTTCCTCGCGCTCTTTCTGCTCGCGAGCAGCAGCTTCGGCGCGCAGTCGCTCCAGCTCGGCCTGCTCGGCTTCATACTTCTCGCGTGCAACGAGGGCTTCGCGCAGCGCGGCCAGGGCCTTATCCTTGGTGCGGGCGGCCTCGGTTTCGAACTCTTCCCAGTCTGCGCCAATGGATAGGCCTTCCAGCCATTCAATGTTGGCTTTCAACTCGGTCGAATCTAGGTCTCGGCATTCCAGGCGCAGGTTGATCTGATCGATGCCGGCCTGGTGTTTGGCCTTGCGCATTTCCTCGCGCTGCTCCCACTCCGTTAGGGGCTGGCGTACCTCTGCCTGCCAGGAGTCCAGCAGGTCACGCATGCGCTTACGCTCGGCGTCGACCTTCTTCGGCACTTCCTTCAGCTCGGCGACCAGTTCCTTACCTACGTTGTCCAGCGCCGTCTTGGAGCGGGCTACCTTGTAGGCGATGGAGGCGATGGCCTCTCTGCCCTTGCGGGTAGTGACGTCTGGCACGAAGCCGTCGATCTCTTCGCGAATCTTGGCCAGGAACGGGTCAAGGCCATTGGCGGCCGAGTAGACTTGGAGGGCGGTTTCTTTGGCCGGCACTTCGACCAGTTGGGTTTCTGCGGACATGATTTCTCCGATCCGCCCGAGGGCAGAGATTGAAAGGGAAGGGGAAAGGCGCTTACGGCGCCACTCGGCAGCGTCACCCCTGCGGGATGAATAGCGTTGCGCTAGAAGCCGCTGCTGCGGGTGTTTTCTTCATGCCGCCCACCGCCCGCTGGGGAGGCCGCAGTTATCCGGATTACCGGCCTGCTGCGGACAAGTGCGTAATGGGCTGTTCTGCGGTGGACTCGCCAGTGATTGCGCCGCCGAGATCGATTGCCTTGAACACGATCAGGATCGCAACCATCGCGCCTAGCAGGGTGCGCTTGGTGTAGAGCATGATTCGCTTGAGGTGGGTGTTCATGATGTCTCCATGTAAGCGGCTATGAACTGCGTCGCCGCTTCAGCATTGATGGCGTTTCCGTAGGCGCGCAGTCGTCCCACTCGGGATGGAGCGATATCCGCTAACGGGAAGCTGGCAGCGCCGGCTTTCGCCCGGCAGGCGTCACTCCAGCATTGCGCTGCGTGATATGCCAGGATCGATGACAACTCTTGCAGAGGGTCTGCAGGTTGTCCGGCGAGTTGTTCCGCCAGTTCTCGTCGCAGTGGTGTACGTGCAGCGCTTGGGTCGAACCGCATGACTCGCACGACGATTTGCGGTGCTGCTGCGCTCGTGCATGCCAGCGCGTCCGTGAATCGCCACCCTTGCTCTGTGAGTTGGCGCAGGAAAGCGAGCAGTACAGCCGGCGATTGAACGCCTGAAAATCTTCCAGCCTCCCGCTCGCAAAGCGCCTCCTGCTGAAGGTTGTCCCACACTCTGCGCAGGCCTTCGCTTGGGTCGGCTTGATATCGGGTCGCCCATTCATTTACGTCTTCCTCCGCTTGGCTAATGGCTCTGGAGCACACTCGTCCCAGGCTGCTGGCAGCCCCATCAGCCATCTGCTCATAGCCGGGTTCAACTGGCCGCCACTTTCCATCCCGGCAGAAGATCCAGTCAGCATCTGCCCAGAGACCGTTAACCGGGCCGGGGCTGCAATCACTGCGAAGTCCTGTAGGCGTTGTTGCACCTTCGAGCCGTCCTTGCGGGTCATCTGCAAAGCCGATTCCGGATTGCCCGTCCGATCGTTCTGGCATGATGGTGTTGGCCATCCGCTCAGCACCGCCGCATGGTTCAGCGTGATGTTCGGTGTTGTGAACCCCTGCGACGGACTCCTGTTCGAGTCGCATGCTGTTGGACTGGGCCATCCCGTCAGGCACGATACTGCTGCAAGGTCCGGACCGTGGTTTCGCATGGCCTCCAGAAGGCCGCCCTCGAAGGTTCTGACGCCCTTGTCGGCCAGCGCTGCCGTTGGAGTTGGCCACCCAGTACGTCCGGTCTCGGATGTGCGGGGCACCGACGCCCGCAGACGGGAACGCAACAGCCCCGAAGGCATACTCCATGGCTTCCAGGTCAGCTTGTACAAGGTCGAGCCAAGGCTCCGCGTCCTTGCTTGCAACCTGCTCACCAAGGACTTCTCCAGGGCGGCGCTGGCGGATGAGCCAGGCAAAATGTGGCCAGAGATGACGCGGGTCATCAAACCCAGCTCCTTCGCCTGCCGAGGAGAAAGGTTGGCAAGGACAGGAACCGGTCCAAACAGGTCGATCATCTGGCCAGCCGGCGCGGCGAAGGGCGAGCGACCAGACGCCGATTCCCGCGAAGAAGTGGCATTGTGTGTAGTGCTTGAGGTCATCTGGGTGAACATCCTCGATCGATCGTTCGTCGACGTCGCCAGGTGCTATGTGGCCGGCGGCGATCAGGTTTCGAAGCCACTGAGCGGCATATGGGTCGAATTCGTTGTAGTAGGCGCCAGGCATGGCGTTTCCTCAGGAGGCCGGCACCGGATGCAGTTGCATTGCCCGATGCGCTGGCCTGTTGTGCGGCAGTAGATGGGGGCGTTCACAACGGCGCTCCCTGCAACTGACACTGGATGGCAAGCTTCAGTAGGTTGCGAGTGGTCGGCTTGAAGCCTTCCGTATCCGGGAAGTACTCGTAACGATGACCCTCCGGGTACGTCTCGAACGGCCCGTACCATTCCCAATTCATTAGCCAGTCTTGCCAGACCGTGTAGGCGTCCTGTCCTTCGCCCCAGTAGTCGACACCGCCGCCGACGGAGAGAACATGCCGAACTCGGGTGCCTTGCTCATATGCGAGTTCAGATGGTTCTTCGTCGCGCCAGGCGCTGCGGTAGAGCGCTGGGTAAAGCTCCACCAGCCTCTTGCTCAATTTCTTCTCGATGCGCGCCTTCATGGTGTCACCCGCTTGAACTCGACGACCCAGACCCAGGGGTTGGCCTGCCAGGCGCCGGCTCCGTTCAACTGCTCCCAGAGGAAGCCGAATGCGCCCTTGGCGGTATCGCCCCAGCAGCCAATGTCCGAGCATGCCTGCCGAGCGTGGTCGCATGGCTCGCCGCGCACTCCCTCTGCCAACGCCTGCTCTTCGCTGATGTCCTGCAGGCGCTCGACGCGAACAGCGGTGATCTCCAGCAGGATGCGGGAGGCCCAGCGGGGCATGTGGATACTTGGCTTCCATTTGCAGTGGAAGTAACCGTCGGGATCGACGTATTCGTTGTTGTCACCGCTGGCGCGATAGGCGCAGTGCGCTTGGTCCTGGAACTTCGTCATGTCCTTCCACCATGACTGGTTGGCGGCCTGCTCCTCATCGGAAATCAGAGGCCCTTGCCATGCTTCCCGCACCCACAGCCGATCGCCGGGCTGGCCGTAGGGGCATGCTCGGTCGAAAACATGCTGAGGCTCGTGCTCCAGCACCAAGGCGCCCGGGGCGTAGATGTTTCCTAGATCAGGATGTTTGACGGGCTTTGCGATGCGCCGGGTGACCGTCTTCCGGCCTTCCAGGATGGCTCGGACCATCTGGTCGTTGAACAGGATTGGCCGCTCTTTCATTCCTCTTGCTCCTCAAGCTTCGTCAGTCGGGCCAGCATTTCACTGGTTAGCTGCTCATGGTCTTCTTGACTAAGGACTGGCATGGGCACGAACAGGACGCCCGTATTTTTGAGGATCTGTGCGGCCTCTATGGCCTTGCGGAGTAAATCGACTGGTGCGTGCTTCATAGCCCCGCGACCTCCACAAACGCCACGGCGAACATGAACACGCTGCCCACAAAAAAGCCGCCGAAGATCAGGACTTGGGCGGCCTCTTTCAGGTCTATGGTGATGGTCATGTGGATGACTCCTGGCGGCGGTAGCCGGCGTCAAACAGGATTTCGCAGAACTGTTTACTCGTCATCGGCCAGTAGGCGCCGTTGTTGATGTAGAGATCTAACATCTCGCTGATGGCCTTCTCCCGCTCCTCGGCGGCGATCTGCTCGGGGGTTGGCATCGGGCGCACCTCGTGCGGATGGCAACCGGTGTAGCCATCGTTGTGCGACACCACGGCCACGCTGCCGTCATGTCCGACTACGCGGCCGCCGAGCCAGCCATGGGCGCTGGACAGCCACTCTACGGAAATGCCCACTGGCGGCAGGCCCTTGCCGTCCCAGGCATCTTGCGGTCTAGCCTCGAATGTCGCTTCACGCTCTGCGGATATTCCAGACTCTTCAATCCATGCTTTGCGGCGAGAGCCCCAAAAGAACCATTTATCTGCGGCACTCTTCATCCAAGCTTCGCGGTACTTATCACTTCTAGGCTCCCAATGCGTCGCACCCTCTGGTGCCGTGCTCCAGTCAATGCTCATGCTGCATCCTCCATGTTCTGTTCTGCGATCATTTCCAGCACCAGGTCCGCGTGCGGCTTCAGGAGTCCGAGCGCGATGCGTTCAGTGATTCCCTGGTGATGCTCAAGGTTTGCCGCGCACTCGCGGGCGGTAGAGGTGAACTCGTCTTCGGCGGCCTGGAACATCTGCGCGAGCCAGCATTCTTCGTCGGCCTGGATGAGTTTCAGCAGTTCGGCCTGTACCCGTTCGGTCAGAGTGCTGGCGAAGACCACTACGTGCTCGCGCATGGTTTCGATCTTCACGTCCATGCCGCACCGCAGATCGTTGACTGCGTGTTCTGCCCAGTCGCAGAACTCATCGGAGTTAGCGGCGGGAGGGGTGTCGTCAGGAGTCGCGTCGTCATGTAGCGACTGTGCGCATTGAAATGCGGTGTTCATGTCTCACCTCGCGTTCGCGTGCATGCGGCAGCGTCCTGTCTCGCTGTCGTCATACAGGCGAAAAAATGCCCGGCGAACCGGGCTAAGAGGGGTAGGGTGGGGATGGCCGGGGATATGTCCGGCTGGCTCGGCTAAAACAGCTGACCATTGTCAGTGCTTGGCAAATTGTTCCGAGCGAGATTGCCTCTCTGCGGATCATCACTCCGCATCATCCCCATTGAAGGGTGGCGTCCTTGCCTGGAGTCAGTCTTTGCTCTTCTCGCGCACAACAATCTCGTGTGTCGCCAGGCAGTCTCTACAGATAGCAGCCATGTCGCCGCAGTAGTCGAGCTTGCAGTTGGTGCCGAGCATCATTTCTTCAGTCTTGATGGGATTCCCCCACGAGTCGTTGCCGTTCTTGTCTGGCCACTCGTAGTTCAGGTTCGCGTCGTAGAAGCACTTGCTCCCACATACGTCGCACGAGTAGTAGTCACCAGCTGCCATATCTCGCCTCCAGTGTGTGTATGCGCAAGGGCGCGGTTATGCGGTGGCCTTTGCGATTGCGGCCCGGGCTTGCTCTACCTCATCGAGGAATTCTGCATCGGCTACTTCGTTAGTTATCCTGGCCATGCAAGCCTCCAGAGCCTCAAGCAGCTCTGGCGCGGCGGCCATCAGCTTTGCGTTTGCGATCGACATAGCAACGTCTTCCGCTATGTTCTGTGTAGTAGGCGAGGCCGCATTAACGTTGGAGCAGATACACTTACCACCACTGAAGACTCTGTTATTTCGCTGCTCCCATGGCCCTGGCGTATACGACTGCTTGCTCATTCTGTTCTCCTGCCTGTCAGGCGTCTTTCTGTTGAATAGGACGACGCTTCAGACGGATCGGCAAAAACATCGTCAGAAGCAGAAATCCCCACATTGCTGCGAACTCGCCAAGTGATGGCATGGATTCCTCTCTTGCCCGAGGGCTTGTGATTGGCTGTATGGGGGAGTGGTCTGGCCGGTGCTGCATCTCCGGCTCAGGGTGACCGCCTGCCTGACAGTTCAATGTCTGGCTCAAACACCCGGCTTGTTTGAAACGCGTCCGCGCATCAGCCTGCGCATTCAGACCACTCTCCGATACAGCCTGGGGTGGGGGCCAGGTGGATCGGGCCTGCGTTGGGGAGCCCGGCAGGCGCGGGTGATGCCCTGCTACCGGCAGGGCGTGTTGACTTCCCGTCTGGCCCTGTCGCCAAGGCCAGCCAGTGAAATCAGATCACCGCAGTAAGCGTCCGAGTGCCATCCGCGTGCTGCGTGGTGATGTTCATGCCGATGTGATGCGGTGCACTTTTCTGAATCACCCCGGCTGCCTTGCTGAAGCGCTCATCGAAAGTGCCTTCACCATCAGGCAGGTGAGAGGTGCAGGTCAGGAGGGAGCAGTCTTCGCCGTTCGGTCCTTCACCGTCGTGGGCGATATTGAAGCTGGCGATCATTGCAATGCCATGCTCACGGCAAACGCTGATGATGTTCTTCATCAGCGGGCTGATCTGCTCGTCGTAGATTTCTTCTTTGTTCACGTGAATGCCCTCGGGTTGACTTCCCAATGCCGCCTCATCGAAGCGGCATCAGTGAAGTGGTCAAATCGGCATCAGGTCGCGCGCCGGAACAGTTGCGCGGATCAGTTCGCCATCGCGGGCACCCTGGCCCCAGTATTCGATGCGGTAGCCGCGCGATGTCTTGCCCAGTACAGTGGCGCGTGCTCGACCGAGGTAGCAGGCTTTGTCACCTGCCTTGTATGCGTTCATGTCTTGCCCTCTTGACCGGATTCGTTGACTTCCTCGATGCCCCTCTTGCGAAGGGCATCTGAGAAATCTTGGTGTTACTCGCAACCCCTCACGCCGGTAGCCGGTGGTGAGCGCATTGCGCATTTCGTACTGTCCAACGGAACTCAATAGCCGGATCAACTCGGCGCCCGTTGGCTCGTCTTCAGGTTGTTAAAGAGCGATGCTCTTCAGCAACCAGGGAGTGGCAGTAATCTGGTCGTTTTAGCCCGTGCCGGCGCATCCAGAAACCGTATGCAGAGCTCTTCGCTTCACTCGTTTGGGAGTCCAAGTCCCCCCGTTTCGCCGCCTCGGTCCCGCGCATTTCTGCGCTTCGCCACGAGTCCCGTCAGGCGTTTCCTGATCCACTATCTGCTACTGCCACTTCCTGGTTGTTAAAGAGCGGTCGGCTCGGTGGCCTGGCCGCGTATTGGCTGCGGCTATGGATTAACTATCGCCGCCGGATATACATAAGTCAATACCGCCGGAGATATATTTTCTTGCGACCATGAAAAAGCCCGCGCTAGGCGGGCTTGGGAACGTCGCTGTCTGCTATAGGCCTGGGTAGCCTGTTGGGTCGAACTCGAAAACGCGCTCTCCTGCCTGGAAGAACTCTATGGCGATCCGGAAAGGCTTGCCCGATTTGACGATGGACTCCAATTGCTTAGCGTCCCGAACGAACATGAGGTCGCTGTCGTTGGTGGAGCTGCGGACCCCGGTCCACTTTTGCGCCTTGCCTTCACCGACCCGAAGAACGAACCCGCAGTCTCGATAACCGCACTGCATCTGCCCTTTGGTGATCTTGAGGAAGGCGTCCAGGTCTTTGCCCTTCTTGCGGAAGGTGAGGCTCAGGAACGAACCCCCTGCAACCCGATATGGGAAATCGAAGAGGGTTGACGTCTTCGACTGGAGCGTGAGCATTGTGGTTACTTCATCGCTCATCGGGTCCTTGTATTCATGGCGCTCCCAAGGGGATTTAGTAGTGCTTGTGGCTGCCGATTGCGAACTGGATGGTCGCGACTGAGCCGCATCGCCGGAGGAGCCGATTCCCGTTCCAAACTGCCAAGCGATAGGCAGGACGATGAATATCACAAACAGCCAACCGATGACGCCAACGCTCTTGGGTACCTTTGCACCGCACGATGGGCAGGCTTTGGCTTTGTTCGACACCTGGGCGCCGCATTCCTTGCACTTAATCAGGGCCACGGAAAACTCCTCGATGTGTAATGGCTAGGTGATTCTATTCAGAGGGGGCTGGAGAGGGTAGCCACAGTTTGGCTAGGCGGGCTCAGGATTCGGTGTCAGGCGGGGGCAGCGCTGGGGCGAGTTCAGCGCCTGGGCATGGCTGTCGTCAGCTCAGCGCAGAGCCGGGAGTGAAGGGCAGGAACGAAAAGGCCGCGCCGGGGAAGGTTCCGGCGCGGCCTGGTCCTTTCGGTGTTGTGCCTTCAAGGACGCCTGAATGTATCAAATGTGCGGCTGATGTGAAAAGTCCGCACGGGAGTCGAGGCGCGGCCTGCGCCGGACTGCTGTCCTCCCAGGCCGGCGGAGGGAATCTATCAAAGGTGGGCAGGAACGAAAAGCCCCGCAGTGCGGGGCTAGATCCTTGCCGGTTGGACCTGCGCGATTACTGCAGGGGGCGGCCCGCTTTGAGTTCTGAGGTAAAGGCCGTGCTGTATCCCGCCATCATCATCGAAGTTTTCCTTGATGACATCAAAGAACTGATCGTCAGCGTGCTCGAATTTTCGGAATAGAGCAAAAGCTACCAGGTCGGCAAGCTGGATCAGCCGGGAAGCTTTGGAGTCCAGGAAAACAGGAACCTCAGCATAATTCTTCGTTTGACCCTGGCTGTGCCCAGTGTGTTTGAACTCGCGGGCAAGCGTTTGAATCCTTCGCTCAGTGCTGCTCTTGTCGAACAGCATGATTCCTCTCTGCGCATCTCCATGCTTGGTGTAGAGCCTCCGCAAAAAGAGGTCGAAGCGCATCGATAGCTTCTCGAATGCGTGCTCTACAGGGTCTGCGCCTGCAAATACGCGCTTGTCGATAACTGCGGCGAAAAGACGAACATTCTTGCTGGTAAGGCTAACTGCCAGCGCATCCTTGATCGCCTGAATCCGGGCGCTCAAGGGATGGTGTTTCCACCCATCCCTTCCAGATCGCATCGGGGAGCCGTGCAACTCAATGTCGTATGGAGATTCGGCGTTGAATCTTTCGGCAATTTTGTTCAGCTCAGTCTCTATCCAATGCGACTGCCTCTCAAAGACGCTGACGCCGCCAAGCACAAAGAAACGCTGGTTTGGGTCGGCTACGCTTCCGGACTCATCGAGATAGAGAAGGTGCATCCATGCCTCCAATGCAAAGGCCGCGCATTGCGCGGCCTTTTAGATTAGGTAAGCCGGGCAGGGTAAGACCCCTGGCGCACTGCAAAAAGGTCAGCGCTCCCGACTCATGCGGCGGAGTATAAGTGCTGTGACGGCTCCGTCAATAAGAAAATTCCAAAGCAGCTTTGTATCGTCAGTAAACCCGTGGTAGCTATCACATGAGTCGTTTTTCTATCTGGCGACTCTTTCCAATAGATATCGTCAATGCAAGCCTTTTCAAGGCCCAATGCCGCATGCGCCTCGGCGGGATCACTGTCCCATGATCCCCCAGGTACTCCCGCAGCATCCGTTACAAATCCCCACCCCTCCAGATGACCTTGCCTATGATGCGGTGCTTGTGAGCCTGCGGCCCATATGCGATGACGCTGTGGTTCACCTAGACCAGATTGAACATCGAGGCTTGCCAGTGCTTCTCGCTGATGATCGCAATGGGATGCCCTTCCTCGCGCAGCTCGACAGCTCGCTTGATCTTGGTTCCATACGTGCTGTGTAGCCACTGCTCGTTGCCGATCTCGCCGACGACCAGGTAGTGCACCTTTTTGCTGATGCCTGAGGCTATTCCCCCGCCGCGGTTGACGACGATCTCTTCGCAATGCTTCCTGGGTCCGTAGACCATGACGCCAGTGAAAACGTAGAGGTGACCTGACCACTCAAGCTTTGGCGCTGGGTTGTTGAGCGGAAGAGCATTTGATGGGGTGAAGGTATTGTCGCTCGGCTTCGGCTTGGAAGCAGATAGGCCGCCAAATCCTCTAAGAATCTCGAGCAGTTCGGCGGACTCATCAGCGTCTAACACACCATCTGAAAGCATGTCTGAGAGCCTCCTGTAGAGGAGGTTGGTCACTGGATCGTCAAGATGGACCAGGTTCGTAGCGATCCAATCCTGTAGGAACTCGGCCTCCTGCTGATTGATATGCCCATCAGCAGTGATCCCGGCGGCCAGTCCCGCGAGTGCATCGACAGACCTTCGGTCTATGCGTTTCTCGTGGAAAATCCGACTCTCCCCAAACTCAGCATGCAAATCGACCATTGCTTCTCTCCTTGAACGTCAGGTGTTCATCACAGCCTTTTCGCATTCCAGGCCAGCAGGACCCTAGCAAGAACCTGGAATCTTTTTAATTCGGCACTGGATACCTCGATGGGCGGGTATGTATTGTTGTCTGAGATCATCAGAAAAGTGCCATCTGCCCTTCGCTGCATCCGCTTGATGTAAAGCTCATCCTTCAGGGCCATAACGTAGACGGCATCTATCTTTATCTCAGTGATGCCGGTATCGACTAGAAGGATGTCTCCGTCCGAAAACGTAGGCTGCATGCTGTCGCCATAGCCCGTGATTAGCGCGAGGTTGTCTGGTGCTGAATATCTGACGTTGCGAGATAGATAGTCGACGCTTGCGACAATCGAGTCGATCACGACATCAAATTCTGGGCGCGCCAAGCCTTTCCCCATGGAGGCAGCGATATCGTATTGGGGTACGACAATGAACCCGTTCTTTGTTCTCTGCCTCGAAAAGTCGGCAGAAATGACATTCCCCTTTGCGGGTTCTGCATGCACAGCCTTGGCCATCTCCCCAACTTCCGCTGCCAGCCGTTCACTGAATGACTCGATACGGATCCCGATTTGCGAGGCAACGTACGAAGCAAACCTCGCATTGAGCGCGTTGTACCCGTTGAGATAGGAGCTCACGGACCCCTGGCTCATGTCGAGAGCCTCGGCGATTTTCCCCTGGGTAAGGCTCTCCTTCCGAGATTTCCCGGCGTTGAATTCTTCCAGCGCAGCTTTCAGCTTGGCGCATTCCTCTTTCTCCCACTGGGAGATTTCACGTTTCTTGTCGCTCATGTGCGAAGGGTATTCCCGCAGGCGATAGGTATCCATCGCCGCCGGCATTGACTTTGAAATAACCGCCGGCAATACTTTGTCCATGGATAAACCATGGAGACCTGGGTTATGCACCGCATTCCTCTCAAAGATTTTTCTGCCCAGAAGGGCCAGACCAAGGCCGCTGCGCTGCTGGGACTGACCCAGGGCGCACTGAACAAGGCGTTGCGGGTCGGGCGTGACATCTATGTCACCGAAAACGCAGACGGAACCTACTCGGCTGAGGAGGTTAAGGCTTTCCCTTCTCACTCCGCCAAGGCCGTTGCCTGACCCCGACCAATCTACCGGCCAGGAGGCCAACCATGACCGAATTCATGCAAATCCTGATCTTTGGTTCCTCGTTGGCGATGGCCTACTTCCTGGGCGCCACGTCGTCGAGGAAGTGCTCCACTGAAATCCGGCTGATCGACAAGTGGCCAACGGCCTACATCCAGTTCGACTCGGGCATGAGCCAAGAGGATGCGCTGCGCTTCCTTGAGCTGGCCCGCGAAATGGTTCTGGCCGGGCCAGAGAAAGTGACTGCCGAGAATGCGCTGAAGGATGACGAGGAGAGCCGAGACGCTTTCTGGTCGCAGTCTCTCAAGACTGGTTTGGCCTCGTTCGAATCGCGTTCCAAGTCTTCACATAACCCTCGAGACCCCCAATGACTTCGTCCGGCAGTTGCGAGTACGCCAAGAACGATCGCATGTGCGCAATTTCGTTATCGAACCCGTCGAGAACCCTCCCGAGTTCCGCAGGTGTTAGCGAGCGTGCCATTGCCATAAGGAAGGCGTTGATACCCATCAGTTCGCCTTTCTGCGCGTTGATCGTCGCAACGATCTTGTCGATTTCATCAGTCATGCCCGGCCTCCGTGGCCTTTCCGTGTGGAAGCAGAAAGCTATCACGGATGCGCCGGACTCCACATTCGAAGCGCTGGCTTTCGCCGTTCCCTCAATTCACGGCTGACAGCGTATAGCACCGACCTCAAGGGAAGAACTAGAGCATGAAAACGCCCGTACTAGAGACCCGCAGAAAGGTAATGACCACGGTAGCCAATGCCTATCCGGGCGGTCGCGATTGCGCTGCCGCGCGGCTGGGGATTCCGCTGAAGCGCCTGGAGAACCAGATGTACGAAACGGCGGGCGTGAAGCCCCTTAGCGACGGCGACCTGTACGTCCTGGAGCAGGAGATGGGGACTTCCTATCTGCCGGACTACATCTGCGCGATGTACGGGGGAGTGTTTGTGCGGACGCCGGAAGCGGGCGATCTGGACAACGTAGACCTGCACCACCGTTCGCTGCGTACAGCGGTTAAGCGTGGCCGGGTTGATCAGATGATCGCTCTGGCCCTGGAGGACGGGGAGATCAGCGCTGACGAAGCGAAAGAGATTTTGGCCTTGCATGCCAAGCACATGGCCGCCAGGCATGAAGAGGTTCGGGCCGTGCTCGAACTGCACAGGGCGAAGTGACTATGCGCTCTCGTCTCACGAGCTCTGACTACGCCGCAATGGCTAACGCTGCTGAAGAGCTGGCGGGTATGGGTTCGAGTGAGTGGAGGCGCAGATACAACAAAGCCCTGAGCGACTACTACAGGGCTTTGTCGGTGCGTGGATCGGTGGCAGCCGAATCACGCGTGGGAAAACAACATCAGGTGACAGGTGAATTATGCAACCTCGAACGCTGACTTACAACGCCTTGGAGCTTCGTCCGGCGAAGAACTCCATTGCCATCTGCCAAGGTGATCAGGTCGTGACCATCACTCTGGATCAACTCCACCAGTTCACAAGCGATCTCTGCATCCTCGCCGCCTCCATGCGCGAAGACATGCGCAATCCGCTGGAGGACGAATAATGAGCGGATACGGTTTTGTTTATGTTCTGACCAGTCCTGCCATGCCTGGGTTGTATAAGGTTGGTGCGACTACTAGATCTCCGCGTCAGCGTGCTGAAGAACTATCACGCGGGACTGGTGTTCCGCATGAGTTCGAAGTGGCTTTCTATGCTGAAGTTCAGGAGCCGTTCCTTTGGGAGCGCCGTGTCCATGCTTTGCTCTCAGACAAGCGAATTTCCAGTTCCCGTGAATTCTTCTACGGCCCCCTGATCGACATCATTTACACCATCGAGGGCGATGGCGAATGCCTTTCTTACTGGGATAGCGATCAAGCCACTGAGGCCCGTAACCCTGGAATGGTGTGGCCCGCAAGGCCGCTTTGGTTCGAGCAGAATCTGCATAGCGCCGGTTACCTGGAGCGCCTGCGGAGGAACGCACAATGAGCTTCCAAGCTATGGCGTGGGCTACTGAGCAGAAGCTCCCAACACGAGAGAAGTTCGTGTTGATCATGCTCGCCAACTATGCCGGGAATGAGCAATGGGATTGCCACCCGAGCATAAATACCTTGGCCGATGACACCGGCATGAGTCGCGACACGGTTATTAGGGCGATAAAGGCCCTGGAAGATGCCTCTCTGGTGAAGATCGTTCGCCGCAATGTTGACGGTATCAACCTCCCAAATATCTACCGTCTCATTCGTGCAGGGGGTAGTAGCACTGTGCAGGGGGTAGTAGCTGCATGCGACCAGGGTAGTAGCACTGTGCAGGGAGGGGTAGTAGCTGTATGCGACTCTAACCAGTCATTAGAACCTATCATTGAACCAGTAGAGCAGCGCGCATCCGCGCCGAAAAAAGATTCCGGGTTGATCGGGCTGGATGAAATCAAAACCGAGTTTCCCGACTTGCCGGAACAGCTTGTCCGGGATTTTCTCCGCGTCCGACAGGCGAAGAAGGCTCCGCTGACCGAAACCTCGTGGCGTCGGATTGCGAAAGTTCTTTCCGATGCTTCCGAGAAGGGGTGCACTCCGAGTGATGCCCTCGGGTTGGCAGTTGAGCGTGGCTGGCAGGGTCTTTCACTGCAATGGCTTTCCAATGCCGGCTTGCTGACCTCGAACGTTAAATCGATCCGCAAAGGGCTCGGCCCGGACGGCAAGTTGCTGCCGGGTTACTTCTGGCACGACGCCGATATCGACCTTCCGGTTGAGAAGCGCCGCATCCTGAGCGATGAAACCCACGACCGCGCCTCCGGGTATCGCTGGGATTACCTGCGCTCCAGGGGGCTGGCATGACTCCCTCGCAGATCGCCCAGCGCCTCGCAGATCGCGTGATTGACGTTGCTCACCACCTGCTGCCCGGTGGCAAGCGTGAGGGCTCGGAGTGGCGCGTAGGCAGCGTGAACGGCGAGAAGGGCCAGAGCCTGGGGGTTCACCTCAAGGGCGATAAGGCTGGTGTCTGGTGCGATTTCTCGACCGGTGAAACCGGCGACTTGCTGGACCTGTGGCGTGCAGTTCGCAGTTGTGACATGGGCACTGCACTCACCGAGGCGAAATCCTACCTGGGGATCGCCGAGCCCAAGCTCGAAGCACCGTCGAGGAAGGCCTACGTCCGGCCTGATCGACCGAAGTGCAAGGCGCCTGCCGATGAGTCTCCGGTCATGGCTTACCTCGCTGGCCGTGGGCTCAAGCCGGAAACTATCGCGGCGTTCAAGATCGGCGAGAAGGGCCGCGACATCGTGTTTCCGTTTCTGCGCGACGGCACCCTAATCCACTGGAAAACGCTGTGCATCGACCGCGAGAACGGCAAGAAGAAAATCTTTGCCTCGAAGGATTCGGAGCCGTGCCTGTTCGGCTGGCAGGCGATTCCGGAAGGCGCCCGAGAGGTGACCATTACCGAAGGCGAGATCGACGCCATGACCGCCTGGCAGTACGGTCGTCCGGCGTTGTCGGTGCCGTTTGGGGGCGGTAAGGGCGAGAAGCAGGCGTGGATCGAGCACGAATACTTGCGGCTCTCCCGGTTCGACGTGATCTACCTCGCTATGGACAACGACGAGGCTGGGAAGCAGGCGACCGAGGAACTGATCAAGCGTCTGGGGCGTGAGCGCTGCCGCATCCTTGACCTGGGCTGCAAGGACTTCAACGAAGCCCTGGACGCCCTGTTCTACACACGAGACGACATTGACGACTGCTACGCCAAGGCCAAGACCCTTGATCCGGAGAAGCTGGTAGGAGCCGAAACCTTCGCCGATGACGTTTGTGCTGAGTTCTTTGAGCGCAACCCGGTGGTAATGGGGATGGCGACCCCGTGGGAGAAGTCTCACGACACCATTCGGTTCCGCGACAGCGAGGTCACTATCTGGACCGGGTGGAGTGGGCACGGGAAATCCCAGCTCCTGAACTACCTCGCCTTCCACGGCATGCGCCAGGGCGAAAAGTTCTGCATCGCCTCAATGGAGATGCCAGCCAAGCGCACCCTGCAACGCATGGTTCGCCAGGCGGCGGGAATGAACCTGCCATCTCGCGGATACATCCACGCGATCCTGGAGTTTCTAGGAGGTCGGCTGTGGATCTACAACCAGATGGGTTCTGCCAATACCGCCGAGATGATCGACACCTTCCGCTATGCCGCTCGGCGATACGGGGTGAAGCAGTTCGTCGTCGACAGCCTGGCGAAGCTGGGCATGGCCGAGGACGATTACAACGGCCAGAAACAGGCCATGGAGGCCATCGTTGGCTTTGCCCACGAAATGGGCGTCCACGTCCATTTGGTCGCCCACCCGCGAAAGGCTGACGACGAGACCAAGTTGCCGGGGAAACTCGACGTTCGAGGTGGCGCAATCCTCACCGACCTGGCCGACAACGTGATCACCGTTTGGCGCAACAAGAAGAAAGAGGTCGCGATGAAGGACGGAAGCGAAGAGGACCGCGCGTACTACGCATCTCACTCCGACGTGAAGATGGTCATCACAAAGCAGCGCCTCACCGGCATCGAGGAAACCATTCCGCTCTGGTTTGACCCAGCGTCAGCTCAGTACATGGAGCGCGAAGGGCACAAGCCTCGCCAGTGGATTGAATTTTCCGGGATCACCCAACAACAAGCCGATCAGGAGGCCGCATGAAGCGCTGCTGGAAGGTAGTTCTGCCGGGCCGCCCGGCGTTCACGATGATTCTGATGGAGGACTGCGACCCGCTCGCGGTCGTGAAGAGCATTTGGCCTGAAGGGAGGATCGAGCAGTGACGCCCGCAAAACAGGAGTCCCTCATGCAGGGACAGACCGGCATCGCGAAGAAGGTCTACGAGTGCGTACCGATCTCTGAGCCATGGCGTTCTTTCCAGGTGCTGACCGCGCTCCGCAACATGACTGGAAGCACGCCGGACGTTCGGATTGTCCAGGGCTGTCTGCGCGATCTGGTCGATTCCGGATTGATCCGCCGCACTGGTACTGACCACTACCAACGAATCCAAGTCGAGAAAAAGACCAAGCCTCAGGAGCCGAAGATGGGCGAACCCGCGAAGAAGATCGAAAACCAGTCTGAGCCGAAGCGCTCTGCTTCCCCGCTGGAGATGCTGGGCGAACTGGCAAACGAGCTCGCCGGCATGGCCGAGCACATGAAGCGTCTGTCTGATCGCATCGAGGACGTCGCGCTGGCGGTTGAGCAGGAGCGCGAATCGAACGCCAAGTCGATGGAAAGCAATCGCCAGCTCAAGGCGCTACTGAAGAGCCTGCAAGGGGAGGGCGAGTGACATGGATATCGTAGACATCGCCAACGACTACGCCGAGCGCGAACTCGCTGAACGACTGTACTCCCGAGTCAAGTACGTCGGCGAGAGCCTGTACGAATGTGAAGACTGCGGCGAGGAGATTCCGGTAGCGCGGCGCTCGATCGTTCCTGGGGTTCGGAAGTGCCGGGAATGCGCGGAACTGGCTGAGCGGAGGGCAAGCCGTGGCTGAACTCGCTCTCATCCGCACAGCCCAGGGCCTGGTCCCGGCAACCGAGGCAGATCGCGAAACCGTTCAGAAGTGGAAGGCCGGCCAGGTCGTCCACGGGAAATTCACCCGGATGCGCAATGCCAAGTTCCACGGCAAGTTCTTCGCCATGCTGGATCTCGCATGGGAGTACTGGGAGCCGAAAGGTGGTCTTGTGCCGCGCCAGGAGATGCGTGGCATTCGTGGGCTGGCCAAGTACTTCGAGGATCTGAATGGGCGTCCTGGCCAATTGCAGAACGCCGTCGCTGCGTACATCGCAAAGCTTGAGGCTGATCGCGCCGACCGCTTCCCTGCAGTCGAGAAGAGCCGCGAGGCGTTCCGCGAGTGGATCACCATCGAGGCCGGCCACTTCCACCTGATCCACACGCCTGACGGCGTTCGCAAGGAAGCCAAGTCGATCAGTTGGGCAAGCATGGACGACACGGCTTTTGAGCCGCTCTATCGCGACGTGTTTGCCGCCTGCTGGAGGCTGGTCCTTTCCTCTCACTTCGAAAACGAGGCTGACGCCATGGCGGCGGCTGATCAGATGGGGACTTTCGCATGAGCAAGTTCGAGGTGGCGGCATGAGCTACTGCCGTTGGAGCAGCGATGATTTCCAGTGCGATGTTTACGTCTACGAAAGCGTAGCCGGTGGCTTTTTGACTCAAGTGGCTGCCAATAGGGTGGTTTTCAAGGAGGAGCTTCCTGCCCCGGTTCCTTTCGAGCCTGAATACGTGAAGGAATACCTGGAGCGTCACCACAAGGTGATGGCGATGGTTGGTGCGTCTGACCGTGTGCAGATTGGTCTCCCGCATGACGGCGATAGCTTCGATGATGCCGATCAAGAGGCCTGCGCAGACCGGCTTGAGTATCTAAAAGGGCTTGGCTATCGCGTTCCGCAGTACGCCATTGACGCACTGCGCGAGGAATCGGTGGAGGGCTCGGAATGACGCTCATCGCCAGCCAGCCCAAACCGAAGAAGTGCCAGAACCCGGAGTGCGGAACCATGTTCGTCCCGCAGCGCCTCGGGCAGCGCGTCTGCTCGCCGGCCTGCGCCCTGGCCATCAAGGACAAGCACGCCAAGCCGGCGCGGAAGGCTATCGCCGACCGAGAGCGGCGGGAGATCAAGGTTCGGAAGGAGAGGCTGAAGAGTAAGGCGGATCACCTGCGCGAGGCTCAGCAGGCATTCAACGAATTCATTCGCCTGCGCGACGCCGACCAGCCGTGCATCAGTTGTGGCCGCCACCACGATGGGCAGTACCACGCCGGGCACTACCGCACGGTTGCCGCCAGCCCAGAGCTTCGCTTCGAGCCGCTCAACGTCCACAAGCAGTGCGCCCCATGCAACAACCACAAGTCAGGGGACATCGTGAACTACCGGATCAACCTGGTGCGCAAGATCGGCGCCGACAAGGTCGAGTGGCTGGAAGGCCCTCATGAGCCCCTGAAACTGACCATCGAAGAAATCAAAGCGCTGAAGGCCAAGTTCCGGGCTTGGGTGCGCGAACTGAAGAGGGCAACGGCATGACCAAAGAAACTCTAACCATCGTTCTCTTCAGCATAGGGAGCGGTCTCATCGGTTATGCGATCGGTATTGCTGCCGCCTGGCTGGGCAACTGGTTCACCGACGGTTATCACCCGCTGCTGCTGTCGAACATGGTCAGCACACCAGGTGCTGAGGATGGTGAGCGCGCCAACGAATACCCCGATTATCTGGAGCCTCCGAGAGGCTGTTTCGGCATGTGCTGTGCTGGATGTGATGCTCGCTCGCAGGTCAACTCCAGGAGCAAAACAGTCAGCGAACAGACAGACCAATCTTACGTTTTAAACGCCGTGCTCAGCGCTCAAGGGGGTGAATGATGATCTACACCAGCATTCGGTCGGCAGTCGTCTCTGCCTTGGCGGCGGAAACCATCGACAACACTGCAAAGCAAGCCTGGCAGAAGCTCTACCAGCCAGGGTATGCCGAGAGTGAGGGTTTAGCTGGTCTGATCAGGGGCTCGAACACGTCAGGCATCAAGCGCATCGATGCTGATTGCTGGGTGCACGCCCGGCTGCACAGTCAGCTCAAGCCTAGGCACTGGAACGCGCTTGTGGCGAAGTACAGCACTCACAAGGCCAAGAAGGTCGAGGCCATCAGTGCGCTGGTGCCAGTTATTGCAAGCCACGCGCCTCAATTATTCGTGATGAAGGCCGTAACTGCCTGGGCGATCCCGCAGTTGAAGGGAGTCGAGGGGAAACGTTCCAGCGACATGATCGTCCTGCCTCAGCAGTTCTATGACATCAACTCTTGGGATTCCCAGGGGTTGAACAGGACTACCTACTGGAGGTGGAAGAAAGGTGTCGAGCGAACCCTGGATGAAATGATCAACGAGGCACTTAATGATTCTGAGAATATTCTTCGAAGAGAAGGCATTTTGATTGCAGATGTGGCTTGACAGTGGCGCAACAATGCAACAAACTTTTCCCATCCTGCTGATCTTGCGCGTTTGAGGATTGGCGGCTTTGAGGCCCTGGCATCTGCCGGGGCTTTTTGTTTCGACGCAGGGTGGAGAAGTGGTAGATGGAGAAGGAGTGCACCAAGTGCGGCGCCCTAAAACCATTGGCCCAATTCCCTCTCAGAGGTGAAGGTCGTCGGCATTCCCAATGCAACGCCTGTAAGGCTTTCGCTACAAAGCTGCACTACCAGAGAAATAAAGAGGCGTATGTGCGACGGGCGAAAGCCAGAAAGTCAGCACTCAAGGATGATTTTAGAAAGCTGGTTGACGACCTTAAAAGCCATCCGTGCGGCGATTGCGGCCATAGCTTCCCGCCATTCGTGATGGACTTCGATCACCGCGAAGGTGAGTTGAAGACTGATAATGTTGCGAATCTTGTTGCCAGCCCTCACAGCATGAAAAAGCTGTTAGAGGAAATAGCGAAATGCGATCTAGTCTGTGCAAACTGCCACCGAATCAGGACGCATGCGCGCCGCCACAAACCAGCACCTAGCGCATGAGTCAGCCATTGCTACCAAATCCTTCGGGTTGCGACTACGCGGCCGAGGATGGTCAAAGGTGGGACCCGGCCCTACCGCGACCTAATACTCCGGGATCGCCTTGGACACGCAGGCGTTAAAGTGAAGTGGGAGCCGGTGGAAGCCCGGCACGGAGTGAATGCAGTGGTGCTGATGCTGCGAATCGAGGGTTTATGGCAAGCCCGTGGTGACACAGACGCCTAGGCGCAGCAACGTACACAGAGAGCCAGAAGCCGGAGATCAGCGCCGGCCACTCCAAATCACGCATGCGGCAGAAGAAAGCAAGGGTCACCATTGGTGATCAAGGCGAAAGCCCCGGCTCCTTGCTCTGCGGGCGTGACGCCGGCTAGTCCGGCACCTATTCCGCGGCTCTAGCTCAACCGGCAGAGCACTGTCCTTCCAAGTCAGATGTTGCGGGTTCAAGTCCCGCGAGCCGCTCCAAACTCGATTCAATGACGTGTAGCTCAGAGGTAGAGCGGTCGGCTGTTACCCGACTGGTCGATGGTTCGATCCCATCCGCGTCAGCCAATAAGCCGGTATGGCGCAACAGGGAGCGCTGCTGATTTGTAACCAGAGGGTTGCGGGTTCGACTCCTGCTGCCGGCACCACACTACAAGGCCCAGGCAATGACCTGGGCTTTCTGCATCTGGAGTACGTGAATATGGCCGAGCCGAGTGGTGCGGTAGCAGTCGCCGGCTTGGTCGGTATTGGTGCGTCTGCGTTGATCCCTGGCATTGATGCCAATGCAGTGATCGGGTCTTTTGCTGGGGCTATCTTCTTCGTGGTGTATGCCAAGGACATCTCGGCCTGGGCTCGCCTTGGTTACTTCGCTGCGTCCTGGATCGTTGGCTACTACGTCGCCGGCGAAGTCATCGGGCGGGAGTGGGCAAGAACATCGGGCCTGGTCGCCTTTGGTGGGGCATTGTTCTGCGTCGCAGTGGGCACCAGCTTGCTGGAGTGGGTGCAGGGGGGGAAGACGCCTGGTTGGCTCCGCTTCATAGCGGACCGCTTTGGAGGTCGTAATGGTTGACCCTTGGACTCTGGTAGCCGCGATGATTTGCGGCGCCATCTGCATGCGGCTGGCGACATACCGCCGGCAAGGCGCGAGGTATCGCCGGGGAGTGTCCTGGCTCGCCTACCTGCTGTGCGTTGGCAGCGGGTGTTTCGCCCTGAGCGTGATGCTCGATGCACTCCACGGCTACAGACTGAATCCTGTCTCTCCCTGGCTGACCCTGGTGCTGGCGATCCTGCTCGGCCTTGTGTGTCGTGCACGGGGGAACCTGGCCCACATTCTGAGGGTGTACTGATGGATGCTCCGCTTCTGCTGAAGAACACCGGTACATGCCTGATTTTGTGTGACAGCAACGGGAAGCCGCTCCCTGGCCAGCTTTCATTGAGCGTCAGCAACGATGGTCTCGTGCCAGCGGTCACGGCCACGTTCGCACTCGTTAACAAGTGGGTGAGGCTCTGCGGCGAAGAGATGGAGTCGCGCATCTCATACGATGCGTATCTTGAGGCAATTAAGGGAAGGCGCAGCTGATGACCAAGTGCACCTTCTGCAACAAGACGCGTGAATGGGCGAAGAAGTGGGCCCGAGTTGCCATGGAGCGCGCGGCCTCCGCTGTGGCCGCCAAGCCGAAGCGATCTGGAGTGGATGATGAACGATAGCCAGAAGTCTCTATTGGTGCTCAGTACGGACCTCGCCCTGTCCCAGGAGAAGGTCGCCCGTATATCTGAGTCTATCCAGCCGCTGGCAGAAAGCCTTGGCTGTAGGGCTTTGGTCCTGAACAACGGACTTCAGGCTGGGATTCACAGCGACATTCGACCATTGCTCGGAGACTTGCTCGATGAGCAGCGCAAGACCAATCAGCTATTGCACCTCCTGATCCAAGCTCTCGCCGAAGATGGCGAGGATCCTGAAGCCATGCCTACCAGCTATCTGGATGGAACATCGATCCAAGGGCATCAGCCGGTACGCAATAATAGCCTTTTGGCAACCCCGCCAGGGGAACGATGATGTCGACGTTTATGGGCTCCGCTAGGGAAACCCAGATAGCTGCTGTTCGAGTCCGTCGCGGATGGTTCGGCAAGCTGGTTGTCCAGGTTCGCTACAAGCTCGAGCGGCCCGAAAGCCCGCTCCCTGGACGGGAGTTGATCTACCACATATGCGGGCTCTCCCGTTGGCGAGATGCCAACGCAAATGATTTCGCCGAAGCCCTGATGGTCGCGAAGCTCATCGGGATGTCTGATGAAGGAACGCCCTCATGAAGAGTCACCCGATCCCTGCAGGAGTCGAGGTCAACCCCAATCGGCCCTGGACGCCTGATGACATTGCTGGGTACAGCGGCGAGGTAGTGAGCGCCATGAAGGTTCTCGAGCCTCTGCTGCGCTCCGGACTGCTGGCCCTCCATCCAGATGAATGGCAAGGCGGCAAACTCTCGTTCCTCAGACCGGCACAAGCTAGGCGGCAAGGGTGGACCCCGCCGGATCAGGCAGCCGGCAATCAGGTATCCAGAAGTGCCTGACCTCCCTCAGCGTCACACCAAGCCAAAGGTCAAGGGAGTGACCAAGCACGAGGTAGAGGACAAAGCATGGGGGAATGGTCGTGGTGGCAGACCGTGGCGCCGCAAGCGAGAGCGCATCCTCAAGCGGGATGGCTACATGTGCCAGTGCCCAGAGTGCAAGGGGGTGAAGAGGATCGCCACAGAGGTGGACCACATCATCCCGCTGAGCCAGGGCGGCACAGACGATGACGCCAACCTGATGGCTATTGCTGGCTATCCGTGTCATGCGAGGAAGACCGCGAGGGAGTCGGCGGCATCTAGGTAATAGTCGGGCCCATCCAGCGAGCGGACACGACGATTCGAGATATTTACGAATAATGGCAGTGGTTTTCACTAGATTCGTGCGGTTTTACCGAAAAATCGAGTTAAATGAGAAAAAGTCTCATTTATAGGGGTGGGGCGGGTCAAAACCTTAGAACCTTTCGCTAGGACACCGCGCCCCCAGGTCACTTTCCATTTCCACAGAATTTAGGTTTCAAGATGGCACGACACAAACAGCCAGATGTCGTCGCCAAGTTCAAAGGCGCCGACAAGAAAAACCCCCAGCGCTACCGGCAGGAGTCGGCAAAGGGGGAGGGGGAGGTCGGCGAAGCGCCAATCCATCTGCAAGGCCCCGCTCGTCTCGCATGGAAAGAGTTGTGCGCTCAGTCGATCAAGGGCGTTCTGACGGGATCGGACCGGATCATCCTGGAGGTCACCGCGAACCTGCTCGCTGAATACCGTGCCAACCCGACAGAGTTCGCGGTTGGCAAGTACACCCACCTGATCGGAAACCTGGCCCGGCTTGGACTAACGCCGTCCGACCGCCAGAAGTTCGGCCTGGAAAAGCCGAAGGAGAAGGACGAGTTCGAGGATTTCTGATATGACCCCCAGCGACATTGCGCGACAGTACGCTAGCGATGTCGTGGGTGGGGCTATCGTTGCGTGCCGGTATGTGAAGCTTGCATGCCGGCGCTTCCTGAATGACTTGGACCGCCAGGGCGATGACGATTGGCCATACGTTTTCGATGAGGCCAAGGCAGATCGTGCTGTCAAGTTCATGCAGCTCATGCCTCACACCAAAGGCAAATGGAGCGCTTCGAAGTCGAAGCTAGTGTTCGAGCCTTGGCAGGTATTCATCGAGGCCAACATCTTCGGCTGGGTGAAGAAGGACACCGGCAAGCGCAGGTTCCGCGAGGCCTACGAAGAGATTCCCAGGAAGAACGGGAAGTCGGCCCGTCTTGCCGCACGAGGCATTTACCTATTCGCCGCAGATGGCGAGTCGGGGGCCGAGGTCTACTCCGGCGCCACCACTGAGAAGCAGGCCTTCGAGGTTTTCCGTCCGGCGTGGATGATGGCGCACAAGCTGGAGAACCTGCGTAGCCGATTCGGTATCGAGCTTTCTGGCAACCAGAAGAACCCTGGCCCCATGTTCGTCATGGAGGATATGTCGAAGTTCGAGACGGTTATCGGCAACCCAGGGGACGGTGCGAGTCCCCACGCAGCCCTGGTGGACGAGTACCACGAACACGACACGGATGCCCTGGTTGACACCATGCAGACCGGCATGGGGGCACGAGAACAGCCATTGCTGTCGATCATTACGACGGCGGGATCGAATCTCGGCGGACCCTGCTACGAGAAGCGACGGGATGTGATCCGCATTCTCGAGGGGCAGACGATCGATGAGACGATTTTCGGGATCATCTACACGATCGACGAGGATGATCCGTGGGATGACCCGGCCAGCCTGATCAAGGCCAATCCGAATTACGGAGTGTCGGTATTCCCTGACTTCCTCCTGGCCCAGCTCCAGCAGGCCAAGCGTTCGGCGTCGAAGCAGAACGCCTTCCGCACCAAGCACCTGAACCAGTGGGTGGGGGCTAGGACGGTCTGGATGAACATGCTGGCCTGGCAGCGGCAGAAGCGCGACTTCACGATTGCGGACATGGCCGGCTGCCGCTGCTGGATGGCTTTGGACCTGGCGAGCAAGAAAGACGTGGCTGCCCTGGTGATGCTGTTCGAGAAAGCGGGACAGTTCTACTGCATTCCCCGCTTCTACGCTCCAGAGGCTGCCGCCGAGGAAAACGAGAAGTATCAGAACTTCGCGCTTGAGGGTCACCTGGTCCTGACTCCAGGAAGCATGACGGACTACGCCTTTATCGAGGCAGACATCCTTGACCTAGCAAAACAGATCGACCTACAGGATGCCGCTTTCGACGACTGGCAGGCCAACTACCTGATCACACGCCTCTCGAACACCTCAATCCCGGTCGTGGACTTCAACCAGACGGTGAAGAACATGAGCGACCCGATGAAGGAGGTGGAGGCGAGGGTGATAGCGCGGACGCTCTGGCATGACGGAAACCCAGTCATGACCTGGATGATGGGCAACGTGGCGGCAAAGATCGATGCCAAGGAAAACATCTACCCGCGCAAGGAAAACGACAACGACCCCAACTGCAAGATCGACGGTCCAGTGACCTTGATCATGGCTATGGGGCGCGCCCTGGTTGCCGGCGTTGATGACGGCGACGACTTCATGAACGCCATACGGAACCCGATCATCGCATGAACATCGCTACTGGCCTCTACCTCTTCTTCGGCGTCCTTGGTCTGGCTCTTTTCGTAGCCGGAACCTTCGTGCTGCTGGGGCTCGGCTGGGCGCTCATTTCCAGTGCGGCGTCGGCGTTCGCCATAGCGGCGTTCATTCGCAAGGGGCTGACCAGTGAGTAAGAGTCTCGGAAAAGTCCTGAGCAGTGCTACGTCTGCGCCCAGGTCTTCATTGTTCGGTTGGGGGGATAAGACCATCCGCCTGACAGATGGCGCGTTCTGGTCGCAGTTCCTGGGGCGAGAGTCGTCTAGCGGGAAAAAGGTCACTGTCGACAAGGCAATGAAGCTGTCTGCGGTATGGGCTTGCGTTCGCTTGATCTCTACTTCTGTCGCCGGTCTTCCGCTTGGAGTGTACGAGCGGAAAGCGGACGGAAGCAGAGTCGATGCTCGGTCGTTCCCGCTCTACGATGTTGTTCACAACAGCCCCAACGACGACATGACGGCCTTCCAGTTCTGGCAGGCCATGGTCGCATCGATGCTGCTTTGGGGGAACGCATACGCGGAGATTCGCCGTGCTGCAGGCAGACCGGCTGCGTTGGACTACCTGCTTCCATCGAGGGTCGACCTGGAGTGTGATGACAACGGTCGGCTGAAGTACTTCTATACGCCAAAGAAGGGTGCTCGTAGAGAGATCGAGCGTACTAACATGCTGCACATCCCGGCGTTCACGCTGGATGGTCGAATTGGTCTCTCTGCAATCAGGTACGGCGTTGATGTCTTCGGCTCGGTCATGTCGGCGGAGGACGCAGCCAACGGCACATTCAAGAACGGACTTCTACCCACGGTCGCCTTCAAGGTTGATCGCATTCTCCAGCCTGCGCAGCGGGAGGAGTTCAGGGAGTATGTGAAGTCCGTATCGGGCGCGATGAACTCCGGAAGATCCCCGGTTCTGGAGCAGGGGATTACCCCTGAAACCATCGGCATCAATCCGGTCGATGCTCAGTTGCTGGAGACGCGAGAGCATGGCGTGATCGAGATTTGCAGATGGTTCGGGGTGCCGCCCTGGATGATTGGCCAGACCGACAAGGGGAGCAACTGGGGAACGGGCCTGGAACAGCAGATGCTGGCCTTCCTGACCTTCTGCATCAGCTCCTTCACCAGCCAGATCCAGCAGTGTGTGAATAAGCGCCTGCTGACTGCGGCAGAGCGGCAGCGGTACTACGCCGAATTCTCGCTGGAGGCATTCCTCCGCGCCGACAGTTCGGCCAGAGCACAGCTCTACAGCCAGATGACCCAGAACGGGATCTACACCCGCGACGATTGCCGGGTGAAGGAAAACCTGCCTCGCAAGGGCGGGAATGCCGATGTGCTCACCGTCCAATCCAACCTGGTTCCCCTAGATCAACTGGGGGGGGCAGCGAAAGAAAGCTCTCCGCCGTAGAGGCGGTTCAAAAGGCCTACCTCGGCGTTGGGAAGATGATCACCGCCGACGAGGCGCGGCAGCTCGTAAATCAGCATGGTGCAGGACTGAAAGTTCCTGGGCCCGACTTCGAAGAAACACAGGAGTAACCCATGACTCTGCGAAATCTTCCGGCAGCGCCGGAGGCTCGCCCGCGCTCGGGCGTCCAGTGCGACCTGGCGCCCAAAGCGCTAGATGCATGGCGTCCTGAGCTTCGAGCAGCTTCTGGCGATAACCCGGACTCCACGATCACCATCTACGAGCCGATTGGCTACGACTGGTGGACCGGTGAAGGTGTCACGGCAAAACGCATTGCTGGCGCTCTGCGCGCCATAGGCAGCGATGTTGATGTGACCGTGAATATCAACAGCCCCGGCGGCGATGTATTCGAAGGCCTGGCCATTTACAACCTGCTGCGCGAGCACAAGGGCAAGGTCACGGTGAACATCATCGGCCTGGCTGCCTCTGCCGCCTCTTTCATCGCCATGGCGGGGGATGAAATCCGCATCGGCCGCGCCGCCTTCCTGATGATCCATAACGCCTGGCTGATCGCCATGGGTAATCGGAATGATCTCCGTGAGATAGCCGATTGGCTGGAGCCATTCGACATGACGCTGGCTGACATTTACGCACAGCGCACGGGAATCGACATCGACGACATCGTGAAGCAGATGGACGCCGAGACCTGGATCGGCGGGCGCGAAGCCGTCGACAAAGGGTGGGCAGATGCCTTCCTGGAGTCCGACGAGATCTCCAGCGCTCCCAGCAACCGCAGCGAAGCCATCCTGGCCAAGCGCCGAATGGATGCCGCCCTGGCTCGCAGCGGCATGCCGCGAAGCCAGCGCAATGAACTCATCAACGACTTCAAGACCAGCATGCTTGGCGCTGCTGGCGGGGGTGGTGACACCCCGACCGATATGCCTGGCGCTGTCGCTCCTGACCTCTCCGCTGCACTACGGGCAGCACAAGACATCACCAAATTCCTCCAAGGAGAATCGCAATGAGCGACTTCGAAAAACAAATCGGCGAACTGAACGCCAGCCTCAAGCAGGTCGGCGACCAGATCAAGTCCCAGGCCGAACAGGTCAACACCCAGATCGCCAACTTCGGCGAGATGAACAAGGAAACCCGCGCCAAGGTCGACGAACTGCTGACTGCTCAGGGCGAACTGCAAGCACGACTGAGCGCCGCGGAACAAGCCATGCTGGCCAACGAGAAGCGTGACGGCGGCGAAGAAGCACCGAAGACCGCCGGCCAAATGGTCGCAGAGAGCCTGAAAGAGCAGGGTGTAACCAGCTCCCTGCGCGGTTCGCATCGCGTATCCATGCCTCGCTCGGCGATCACCTCCATCGACAGCTCTGGCGGCGCCCTGGTTGCTCCTGATCGTCGCCCCGGTGTCGTTGCCGCTCCGCAGCGTCGACTGACCATCCGCGACCTGGTTGCGCCTGGCACCACTGAGTCGAACTCCGTCGAGTACGTCCGCGAAACCGGCTTCGTCAACAATGCCGCTCCTGTTTCGGAAGGCACCCAGAAGCCGTACTCTGACCTCTTCTTCGAACTGGAAAACGCGCCGGTTCGCACCATCGCACACCTGTTCAAGGCAAGTCGCCAGATCCTGGACGACGCTTCGGCCTTGCAGAGCTACATCGATGCGCGCGCTCGTTACGGCCTGATGCTGGTCGAAGAAGGTCAACTGCTCTACGGGAACGGGACCGGCGCCAATCTGCACGGCATCATTCCGCAGGCACAGGCCTACGCGCCGCCGAGTGGCGTAGTGGTAACCGCCGAGCAGCGAATCGACCGCATCCGCCTGGCGATCCTTCAGGCGCAACTGGCCGAGTTCCCGGCCAGCGGTATCGTGCTCAACCCCATCGACTGGGCGCTGATCGAGCTGACCAAGGACGCCGAGAACCGTTACATCATCGGCAGCCCGCAGAACGGCACCACTCCGACCCTCTGGCGTCTGCCGGTGGTGGAAACCCAGGCCATCACTCAGGACGAGTTCCTGACCGGTGCGTTCTCTCTCGGCGCCCAGATCTTCGACCGCATGGACATCGAGGTTCTGGTTTCCACCGAGAACGACAAGGACTTCGAGAACAACATGGTCACCATCCGCGCTGAGGAGCGGCTGGCCTTCGCGGTCTATCGCCCCGAGGCTTTCGTGACTGGTTCGCTGACCGCCAGCTAACTGGAAGGGGCCGGGAGACCGGCCCTTCTTTCTTTGAGGTGACTATGCCTGACGTAATGATCAAGCCAGTTCGCTCATACTTGGACGGCGGTCGCGTGAGAAAGGCCGGCGGTGATGCATACCTTGCATCCGAGCACCTGGCGCGCCAATTGGTGGCCCGAGGCCTGTGCCAGATTGTGGAATCAGAGATCCCAAAGCCTGTGGCTGGCGAGTCGCCGTCTGCATCGCAAGCGGCCCCAGCCTCACAGCAGAAGACTGCGAACGAGTCCGAGAGTGGCGAAACTCCTCGCCGCAGAGGGCGGCCATCTGCACGAACACAACGTTCCGACTGACCCCTTGGGCTGATGCACTTTGGGCAATGGATAAGGCCTGGTGGGAGAGATACGTCGCCGAGGCCAAAGCAAACTTCTGTGGCGAGCTTCTGACACTCAGCGCCAATCCCTTCGGAATCAAGACGGCGCGCATCGAGCACTACAGGAACTCGGGCGGCGGCGCAGTTTCCTTGGCCATCGCCAGGGGTGCTAAACGCATCATCCTGCTGGGCTATGACATGCAGAAAACCAATGGCCAATCGCACTGGCACGGCGACCACCCGAAGGGGCTCGGGAGCGCCGGCAAGATCGCGGAATGGCCATCCGAGTTCGAGCGCCTGAAGCGCAACAACCCGACAATCGAGATCATCAATTGCACTCGCGAAACAGCGCTGACCTGCTTCGCTCAACGCCCTCTGGAGGAAGTGCTGAATGAGCATGATCCCGCTTGAAACAGCAAAGTCCTTCCTTGATGTGATCCATGACTGGGATGACGCCAAGCTCCAATTGCTGCTGGACGGAGCCGAAGATGAGGCCTGCCAATTCATGTGGCGCCAGTCTCTTGATGGCCTTTGCAACTGCGAAGAGAGCAGCGAGGTGGTCAGCAGCGAGCCAGGCATTCCGCCTAGCGTGGTCATCGGAGTGCTTCTTTTGCTTCAGGCCAGCTATCAGGCTGCTCCCGATGAAATCGCAACGCTGCGCAAGGCGGCCGAGGTGAAGCTGATGCCGTACCGATGCGGCCTGGGGGTTTGAATGCTGGCCTACCGTATGCGCCACCGCATTCAGTTTCAGCGGCAGGTCCACACACAAGACCCTGACACGGGAGAAGAGACGACGACCTGGGAGGCTGTTCTGTTCTCCGGTCACGCTGACCTGCCCGCAGAGGTTCTGACTGGGCCAGGTCGCGAGTTCATCGCCGCAGACGCTACGCAGGCAGAGACCACTGCCAGGATCAACTGTCGGTGGTTCCCCGTTGAGCGGTTTGAACTGTACACCTGGCGGGTCATCTGGGATGGCCGAGTCTACAACATCACCAGCGCAGAGACCGATGTCACCGCTCGCCGTGAGTGGCGTCTGCGCTGTTCTGATGGATTGACGGACGGTCGGTAACTATTTGGCCCGCAAGGGCGCTCAACACGCAGCTAGGCCCGTACAGCCGAACGGCGGATGTCGCTCATCCGTCCGCCCCGCTGCGTTTCTATTCGCCTGATGAGCGAGGTAACGACATGAGCGACAACGTTATTCAGCTTGTTCATTCCGCTGGCGAGGCGCGTGTCGATAGCCGCGTGATTGCCGAGCAGCTAGGGGTCAAGCACAAGCACAGCTTTGCCCTTGTCACGCGCTATCAGCGGAAGTTTGAGGAGCTTGGCCAACTGCCGTTTCAAAAGGAAGTTGGCCGGCGAGCCCAAGGCGGCGGCAGGGCTGAGCGTTTCGCATTGCTGAATGAAGATCAGGCGTACTTCCTCCTGAGCCTTTCCCGGAATAGCGACCTGGTGGTCGACCTCAAGCTCCGGCTGGTGAAGGCTTTCCGCGACGCCCGTAATCAGGCAGGCCTGGACAGCGTGATGGGTATGATCCTGCTGACGGCTCCTGCTCCATGGGAGAAGCGCTTCGGCGATGACTACTACCGTGCTCTGGCCAGGATCACCGGAACCGTTTTCGAAGGTCATGCCAAGGGAACGCCGGCCATCTTTGGTCAGATCACCGACCGCTGGGTTTACGCCGCCATCCTGCCGAAGGAAGTGCATGCCGAGCTAAAGGCTCGCCGCGGTGAAAGCGAAAGGATGCACCAGTGGCTGACCGATGGAGGCCGTGATCGGCTCGACCAGCAAATCCGCATGGTCACGCTGATCGCGGATAGCTCGATTGACCGCAAGGACTTCGAAGCCAGGTGCATGCAGGCATTCGGGCTGCCGGGCCAGCTCCGCCTGATCTATCCGCAAGCCGCCTAACCCCGCCCTGACGAACGAAAGCCCGCCTTGAGCGGGCTTCGTCGTTTCTGGAGTAGAGAAATCTTGTTCATTCGCGGAATGCTTGGCCTTGGTGACAATATCTACGCGCGCGCGTTCGTGAAGAAGCACCGGGGCGCCTATCTCGAAACGCCATGGCCGCAACTCTATTCAGACATCGATGTGAAATGCGTGCGTCCATGCACCCAACTTCGCACGCAAGCGAAGAACGTCCAGCGCCCGGCGCAGTGGCACAAGCCTTTCGGTGGTGGACAATTACGAATCGCATACGGTCAGATGCCGATCATCCACGGCTTGCGACAAGCTTTCCGGTGCGAGCCCGGTGCGTTCGATTTGCCTGACTTCGGCCCGTCGCCGGTCGAGGGGCGCTATGTTCTCGTTCGCCCCGCGACGGTTCGCGCTGAGTGGCGTGCAGACACGCGCAACCCACTGCCTGAGTACATCGCCAGCGCTGCCGCAGAGATGCGCAGCAGGGGCTGGAAAGTGGTTTCCGTGGCGGACTTGGAGCCGGGCAAGGAATGGGCCATCGATCCACTTCCGCCGGCTGACATCCAGTTCCACAAGGGCGAACTGCCGGTTGAACAACTGCTGGCGCTGCTCCAGCACGCCGATGCCGTGATTGGCGGCATCGGCTGGATCGTTCCAGCCAGCATTGCCGCCAAGGTTCCGGCCTGGATCATCTGCGGCGGTCAGGGCGGATACAACTCGCCCGAGCACATCACCGACAAATGCATGGACCTGTCCCGCATCAGCTTCGCGGTACCTGACAACTTCTGCCGCTGCACCCTGAAACAGCACACTTGTGACAAAAGGATCGCCGATCATGACGCACGCTTTGCCGCCTGGGCTGACCGATTGCCTGCTCTGGTCTGAAGAGCTTGGAATGGGTTTTCACCCGCGCCCTCCGATGGACTATAGCGGGTCGTATTTCGAGAAGTACCAGGCGCTTGATGCAACGCCGATGGGCGCTGCACTGACTCAGTGCCGCATCGATCTGGTGCGCCGTCACTTTGCCGGCCAGGTGGTGGACATCGGTATCGGAGGAGGCCGTTTCGTCACAGAGTCCGGCGCGATGGGCTTTGACGTGAACCCGGAGGCGGTGGACTGGCTGAGGGTGCAGGAGCGCTACTACGACCCATACCAGCATCATGCAGAAGCTGTGACCTGCTGGGACAGCCTGGAGCACATCCCGGAGCCGGAGAAACTGCTGGACCACGTTGGCGAGTGGTTGTTCGTGTCGATGCCGATCTACAAGGATCAGACCGACTGCCTGGCCTCCAAGCACTACAAGCCGGGTGAGCATATCTGGTACCACACGATGCACGGTTTGATCGGATGGTGCGAACGTCAAGGTTTCGAATGTGTCGAGGTAAGCGACCAGGAGTCGAAACTTGGCCGAGAAGGCATCACCAGCTTTGCGTTTCGGAGAGTCCATGGCTGATACCGTCGAATTCAGCATGACTGGGATGGATGAGGTCATCGAGAAGCTGAACCAGATGTCGCCGATGGTGAAGAAGAAAGGAGGCCGTCGTGCCCTGGCAAGAGCAGCCTCAATAGTCCGCGCTCAGGCGCGTCAGAATGCAAGGGGGATCGACGATAAAACCACTCGCGAGATGATCGCCAAGAACATTGCGATGCAGTGGATGACCAGGATGAATCGCCAGACCGGCGATCTTGGCTATCGAATCGGAGTTCGCGGCGGCGCTCGGGATATGAGCGAGTACGGAGAACTCAGCGGTGAGGGTAGGAACAATCCAGGGGGCGATACCTGGTACTGGCGGCTAGTTGAGTTTGGCACAGAGAGAACTCGGGCGAAGCCTTTCATGCGGCCAGCGCTTGAGAGCACCGTTCAGGAGGCAACAAATGCTTTTGCCATCGAGCTAGAAAAGCAAATAGACAAAATTCTGGAGGGGTGATGTACCCGCCAATCTTTAAGGTCTGCTCAAGTAGCCCCGCTGTCACCGCGATCCTTGGCGCGTCCCCGCTGAGGATGTACCAGTTTGGCCTGGCCCCCCAGCTCGTCGTTAAACCGTATGCAACATGGCAGACCATATCGGGATCGCCAGAGAACTACCTATGGGGCCGCCCTGACGCCGATGGCTTCACCATCCAAGTGGACATTTTTTCGGCTACTGCTGCGGAAGCCAGAGATGCAGCAAAGGCCATCAGGGACGCCATTGAGCTATCAGCTTATGTAGTCCGCTGGGGAGGGGAATCTGTTGACCCTGATACCAAGACCTACCGAGTCAGCTTTGACGTCGACTGGATAGTCCAGCGATAGACCAACCAATACCGACTAACCCGCCTTGAGCGGGTTTTTTTCTTCAAGAAACCCGCCACAGGAGAAACACAATGGCAATTTTGGCTCAAGGAACCCAGATCTATGCCCTGGTTCCGTCCAGAGATTCTAGCGGCAGCCCGACTGGTGATTACGAAGTCATCGAGGTCGAGTGCGCAACCGCGTTCAACCCCGGCGGCAACCCCGCCGACCAGATCGAAACCACATGCCTTAGCGAAACTGTTCGGCGCTACCTGCGCGGACTACGCACGCCGGGACAGGCTTCGCTGACCCTCAATGCTGACCCGCGCAACAGCTCCCATATCCGCCTCTACCAATTGTCCGAGTCTGACGACCAGATCGACCAGGACATCGCTTTTGCGGTTGGCTGGTCTGACGGAATCGGCATTGCACCCACCGAGGCTCAGGACAGCAACGGCGACTGGGATTTCGTTCTGCCACCGACGCGCACTTGGTTCGTCTTCCGCGGCTATGTGAGCGACTTCCCGTTCGACTTCGCAGCCAACGCTGTAGTGACCTCTACCGCAACCATTCAGCGCTCCGGCGGTTCCGCCTGGGTTCTCAAAACCGCGTAAGGAGTGGTCATGCATCTGTCGATTGATTCCTTAAAAGAGGCTGGCGCCTTCACCGGGGCCCCCATCGAAAAAGAGATCACTTGGAAGCAGGGCGATAAGGAACTGACTGCAACCGTGTACGTCCGGCCCTTGTCGTACAGCACTGCTGTTTCTGACCTTCTGGCCATGAATGGCAAGGTTGATGGCGTAGCGGGTCGGATCGCTGCGTCAATCGTGGATGAAGAGGGTAAGCCGGTATTCACGCCGGCAGATATCACCGGCGAGGCCGACCCCGGTCGCGGCGCGCTGGATGGAAACCTGACCATCGCCCTGCTCACCGTTATCGCCGAGGTGAACAACCTGGGAAAGACGACCAGCTCAGCGAACTAGATGAGGTATGGCATGAGCTGGTGATGTGCGGGATTGGCGGAAGAACCATCGCAGAAGCCAAGTCGCGCCTCACCTACCGGGAGTTCCTGAGCTGGTGCAAGTTCCGGAGCAAGCGCGGGAGTCTCCATATCGGCATGAGGGTAGAGCGTGGATCGGCATTGCTCGCCGCGCTCTACGCCAATACGCACAGCAAGGAGTCGTACAAGCTGTACGACTTCATGCCGCATGAAGAAGAGCCCGTAATCAGTCTAGATCAGGCCCTCGAGACCTGGGCCTAGTCCTTCGTTTTGCCCGGATCATTCCGGGCTTTTTCATTGGAGCCCGGTAATGGCATCACGCAGCCTAGGGACGCTTACGCTTGATCTCATCGCCAAGGTTGGCGGCTTCGTGGCCGGCATGGATGCCGCCGAGCGCCGCTCGGAAAAGTGGCGCAAAGAGGTCGAGAAAAATGCGGCAAAGGTGGGGGCTGCAATTGGCGCTGCCACTGCGGCAGGTATTACCGCGCTTGCCGCTCTAACTGTCTCCACCGTCCGCAATGCCAATGAAATCGCAAACCTTGCCAGCGTTGCCAATGCGAGCACGACTGAGTTTCAGAAGTATGCGACCGGCGCAAAGCTGGTTGGCATTGAGCAAGAGAAGCTTGCTGACATCTTCAAGGATGTGAACGATAAGGTAGGCGACTTCCTCAATACCGGCGGTGGCGCGCTTGCTGACTTTTTCGAGAACGTAGCGCCGAAAATTGGCGTGACCGCAGACCAGTTTCGGAATCTGAGCGGCCCCCAGGCACTTGGCCTGTACGTCTCAAGCCTGGAAAAGGCCAAGGTCAGCCAGTCGGACATGACCTTCTATCTTGAAGCTATTGCGAGCGATGCGACTGCGTTGCTCCCATTGCTTCGCAATAACGCTGAGGGATTCAAGACCTTTGGTGACGCTGCCCAGGCCGCTGGTGCGATTCTCGACGAAAAGACGATTAAGTCGGCTAGCGAGCTTCAGGCGGCCACTTGGCTTGTAGAACAGAGCACCACGGGACTCAAGAACCAACTTACGTCTGCGCTGATTCCCGTGCTGAGCGACTTCGCCACGAAGCTACTCGATGTTTCAAAGGATGGGACATCGATGGTCGCCGTTGGGGAGTTTCTTGTCACCACGCTGAAGCTCGTTGCCGGAGCGGCGGTAGCCACTGTTGGAGCCTTCCAGCTTGTAGGCAAGTCGATTGCCGGCGCTGCGGCAGTAGCCTCTTCTGCATTCGAGGGGATTACATGGCTTGAGATCGCCTCCGGGCCGGCTGGGTGGGCAAAGAGATTCGTTCAGAATCTGGACGGAGTGAAAGCAAGCACTTCGGTTTTTGCCGAAGACATGGTCGGCTCCGGCAAGAAGATCGTCGAAGTTCTGGAGTTCATTGGTAACGCCGGCACTGGTGATGTTAATGGCCGAGTGAAAGAGCTAGCCAAGCTCCTCGATGATCTTAGGAAAAAGAACAAGACCGGGACGTTCGAGGCGCCGGGGAAAGAAGCCCAGGCTGCTGCCAAGAAGCTGCAAAGCGCCTACGAGACGGTTGAGCAGTCGTATCAGCGACAGATAGCGCTGATCAACACGGAAGTCGACAAGCGCAAGGATGCCACCGAGGTAGCAAAGCTTCAGTTCGAAATCGAGTCGGGCAAGCTGGTTGGAATCAATGCCGAGCAGCAGAAACGCCTGAATGGCTTGGCAGAAGAGCTTGACCGCCTGAAGCAACTGAAGCAGGCGAACGAGGATGCAGCGAAGGCTCAGGCCTTCCGTGCAACGCTCAATGAATCGAACGCAACTGCTCGGGCAGGATTTGCGATTGATCTGGCCGGATCGGGCAGCGGCGACAAGCTGAGGGAGCGACTGCGCGCAGACCTGGAGATCCAGCAGGATTACAACAAACAGCTTGCCGATCTACAGAAGCAGTTCAACAGCGCAGAAATCAGCAAGGAACTCTACGACCAAGAAACTGACCTCCTGCGCCAGGCTCTGGCCGAGCGCCTGGAGATCCAGCATGAGTACTACGCAGCTCAGGATGAGGCTCAGAGCAACTGGCTGGATGGCGTCACGTCTGCCTGGGAGAACTACCGCGACACGGCCATGGATTATCAACAGCAGGCTGCCGATTTCACCACGCAGACGCTGGACGGTCTCACCTCCGCTGTAGGGGACGGCATTGCGTCGATGATCATGGACGGCGAGAGTCTTGCCGACGTTTTCAAGAACATCGCGCAGACGATGGCCACAAGCATCATCAACGCGCTTGCGCAGATGGCCGCGCAATGGCTGGTCTATCAGGCGGTGCAACTGGTGAGCGGGAAAGCTGCTCAGGCTAGCGCTGCATCTACCCTCATTGCGAACGCACAAGCTACCTCCTTCCAGGCTCAACTGGCGGCATTTGCGAGCACCGCTGCAATCCCAATCGTAGGTCCGTTATTGGCCCCGGCGGCAGCTGCAACAGCGGCTGGGATTACTGCCCCGATGGTTGCGGGAGTTGCTGCCTCCGCTCTAGCCGGCATGGCTCACGATGGCATTGATGCTGTTCCGGAGACCGGCACCTGGTTACTCCAGAAGGGCGAGAGGGTGACGACGGCAGAGACGAGCGCAAAGCTCGACAGGACGCTTGATGACGTTCGGTCAAACCAGGGACAGAGCGGGAATACCACCGTCAACATCGTGGAGAACAAAGCCCGTGCAGGCCAGGTGGAGCGCCGGAGAGATGGGCGACAAGAGTTCCTGGAAGTGTTCGTGGCTGACATCAATGGCGACGGCCCGGCATCCAGAGCGATTGCCCAGGCATTCGGAATTCGAAGGAGCGGGACATGAAGCAGTACCCAAATATCTGCCCGCCTCAGCGGGAGGGCTATGGGCTTACCCCTGTTAGCCCTCTAATCCGCACGGAGATGCAGACGGGGAGGGCGAGGCAGAGGCGTCACTTCACCGCTACTCCAACTATGGCAAGCGTCAGGTGGAGGCTCAGCGACAGCGAGGCAATGCTGTTTGAGGCATGGTTTCGTGATGTTCTAGTGGATGGTTACCACTGGTTCGAATGCCCGCTAAAGACGCCGGAGACTCCTGATGGTTTGCGTGCGTATGCCGCCAGATTCACCGACATCTATGACGGTCCAAAGCTGGTCAGCGGCAGTATCTCGCTCTGGGATTTCACCGCCACGCTGGAACTGCGTGAACGCCCCATCATCGATCCAGGCTGGGCCGAGATTCTGCCCGAGTACATCCTCCTCGCTGACATCTTCGACATCGCGATGAACAGGGAGTGGCCTCGAAATGGCGACGGCTCTTGAGCGGTTCTATGCATCGGATGGGCCGGATCTTCCGATTGCAACGATCGAGATTACTCGGCCCTCCAGGCCCGATCCGATCCTCATCTGTCAGGGGTTCAAAGACCTGACCTGCATGACAGAAGACGGACGGCTACTGACATTCATCGCTGGCGCTATCGACGTTTCGATCCCGAAGCGCGACAACAGCGGGAACCAGAACGTTGGCTTTGCGATCGACAACGTGACTGGCTTTGCTCAGCAATATATTGCCGAGGCCATCGACGCCGGAGAGCCGGTCACGCTTGTCCTGCGAATCTACCTCGAAAGCGACCTGACTGCGCCGGCCGAGCGGCCGTATCGGATGCGCGTGAAAGGGGTCGACTTCGAAAGCCTCTCTGTCCAGGTAGAAGCCGGCTACTACGACCTCATCAACACCGCCGCGCTGCGCCACATCTACAACGTTAGCGAGTTCCCTGGCCTCAAATACTGGCCCTGACCCCATGCCGAACAGATACCTAACCGCCATCTATACCGAGGGCGGGCGGGCCCTGCCGTGCCTGGACTGCTGGGGCCTGACGCTCATAGCGCGGGTTGAGCTGTTCGGACTGCCGATGCTGACCGACTTCGGTGGTGTCACGCGACTCACCCCGGTTTCGATGCAGCGGGCGTGCGATATGGAGATCCACCGCGCGCTTGAGCAATGCGAGTCAGGACCAGGGGCTATCGCTGCGGCCTACAGAGGGCGGCTTCTCGATCACGTAGGCCTGTTGGTCGAGGTAGATGGACGCCTGCGGGTTCTCGAAATCAATCCGGGGAGCGGGGTGTCGCTCACACCGCTCCAGAAGTTCTCCGACAAATACTCCAAGGTGGTCTTCTACCGTGATCGAAATCTACCCATCGCTCCTTGACGGAGAACCGCTGGAGCGGCATCCGATCGGCCGCAGGATGACGATCCATGCGTGGCTGACTGCGAATTCGCCTGGGTACCGCTGCCACGACGTTCATCCGTTCTCCATCGGTGTCGTCCCCGCCGAGGTTGCGCTCTGCGGTGACCTGACCGACAAGCAGAAAAAGGCGCATGAGGAATTCGTCCACCCTGGCGAGTGGGCCGAGCGCATCATCGACCGCGGCGATATGGTCCGGATCTACAAGCTGCCGCGCGGGACCGATCCGTTCACGATCACGGCAGCGCTGTTCAAAGGTGCGCAATCCGTTTTTCGGATGCTCATGCCTCAATTGCCTGGCATGCCAACGAACCCAGGACAGGGCGCGTCGCTCTCTGAAACCAGTGCGCGCGGGAACAAGGTAAAACTCGGCGATGCGATCCGCGAAGTCGCTGGCCGTCGTCTGATTTATCCAGACTACATCCTGCCGCCCCGGAAGTATTTCGCCGGTCCGCGTGAGCAGTGGACCGAAATGCTCCTGTGTATTGGCCGTGGTCGGTTCCAGATCGCCGAAGGTGCAGCGAAAATCGGTGACACGTCGTTCCTGGCACTGGGCGCTGATGCCTCTTTCCAGATTTTCGAACCAGGGCAGAACGTCAGCGGGCACCCTGCATCGGTCTGGTGGCATCTCGTCGAAGAAGTGGGGGCGAGCTCGACGGGCAACGCCGGTCTTGACCTGACCGAGAGTTCCAATCTCACCCCGAACCCGTCGGCAACTACGTTCACGTTCTCCGGAACGAACATCATCATTTCAGCCGGCGCCGGGTCGTTCCCCTCCGATTGGGTTGCGGGGACGATCCTGCGGGTTGAGGCGATGTATCCCTATTCTGTGAATGATGGCGGCGGCTCTGATCGCGATGTCGTGACCGGTGACATCGCGCAACTGGGCTTGGATATAGGAGACGAGATCGAGGTTGTTGGCACCAACGGCGGCCTCTACCTGGTGAACGACATTACCTCCACGTCGATGACGCTCAACTACAGCAACGGTTCTCCGGCGAATGCGCTCCAGACCGGGTCCGGCAGCGCCGCAATCGGCCCGCGCGGACTGCGCTATCGGATCACGGCGTACAGCGCGCAGCAACTCACAGTCGAGCGGCTGACCAGTGCGGGTGGTGTCGATGTTGACTGGCCAGGATTCACCGCTCTCAACTCGTCTACGTCCCGAGTCACCATCGATCCGACCAGCCTCGAAGGGGGCTGGCGCGGGCCATTCCCTGCATGCCCTGTGTCGGAGAAGACGAACTTCGTCGAGATCGACGTGTTTTGCCCGGAAGGCCTGTGCGGCGTAGGCAGGGAAGGGCAGATCTACCAGATCCGCACTTATTACGACATCCAGTGGCGAGACATGGCCATCGGCGGCGCATGGACGACGGTCAGCAAGAACCATGCTGGCAGTTCTCTCGACCAGCAGGGTTTTACGGACGGCATCTCGCTTCCGTACATGATGCGGCCCGAGTTTCGCATCAGAAAAGTGTTCGTCAACCAGGGCGGCAACTCAACATCCGAGTACCGAGACCGCACCCAGTGGTACGGGATGCGCGCGCGCCTCCAGGCTCCATCGTCCTACGCCGGCGTCACGACAATGGCTGTTCGGTATCGGTCGTCTGACCGTATCGCAGCCCAGACCGAAAGCCGCGTCTCGGTAGAGGCTACCCGCATGCTACCAACTCGGCAGAGCGGTGCATGGACACCCGAGATCGCAACGCGAGACATCGTCCCGTTCCTCTGCTACATCGCTAAGGAGCGAGGCTATACCGATGCCGATCTCGACCTCGATGAACTCGACCGGCTGGACGCCATCTGGAAGGTCCGTGGCGACACGTTCGACATGATCTACGAGGACGGTAAGGTCACGGTCGCGCAGGTCATGGACGATGTGCTTGCCGCCGGGTATGCGGAGAAGACGATCAAGCGCGGCGTGATCTCCGCAGCCCGAGACGAACCAAGGACCACATTCGGGCACATGTACTCGCCGCAGAACATGGATGGTCCGCTGAGGATCAGCATCAGCGCTCCGTCGGAGGACGACTATGACGGAGTCGATGTTGAGTTCGTCAATGCCAACGGATGGATCGAAGATACCGTCCAGTGCCGCCTGCCCGGCGATGTCGGCAGGAAAGTCGAGAAGATAACGGCTGTCGGTGTCACAAACCGCGATCGCGCCTGGCGCTACGGGATGCGCCGCAGGATGGCACAGCGATACCGGCGAACCGAGTATTCGTTCGATACCGGCCTCGACGCGCTGAACAGCGAGTTCTGGGATTACGTGGCCCTTGCCGGCGATGTTCCCGGCCCTGGCCTGGCGCAGAGCGCATACCTGAAATCGTTCGTGATCGCTGGAAACTCGGTCCTGATCGAGTCCAGCGAGCCGCTCGACTGGTCACTGCTGAACTCTCCAGCGCTGTACTTGCGCCGGCCAGACGGAACGGTTTCCGGCGGATACCCGGCATCTCGGATCGACGACTACCGGCTGAGCATTCCCAGCATCGACTTCGTCCCTGATGTTTCCTGGGAAATCGAACCGCCGCACCTGCTGCTGGGAAACCCATATCCGGCCCTGATCAGTTCCATCGATCCCAACGGCAATACCTCGGCGTCCGTTCGCGCGACGAACTACGACGAGCGCGTCTACACATACGACAACGCCAGCGCCCCCAACTGATCGCACACACAAATCCAGAGCCCGCCATAGAGCGGGCTTTTTCATGCCCGGAGAATTTGCATGACGACCTACGCCACCGGTAACCCGCTGGGCTCCAAAGACCCGCGTGATCTGTACGACAACGCCGAGAACTTCGACGCGGCGATGAACGACCGGGTGAATACCACGTGGAATGATCGTTTCGGCGTTAGTCGCCCAACGATGAAAGGGTATGAGGAACAGTTCAATGACTGGCTGGATGCTCAAGGATTCGAGCCAGGCTTCCTTGAATATGTCGACGGCTCGCCGCTGACCGTAGATCGTTCGACCCAACTGATCCAGCGCGACGGAAACCTCTACAGCGTCAAGCGTCCTGCATCGTTCCCCGTGACCCTTTCCGGCAACTGGGCTGCCGACGAGCCGCTGCTCGTTGCGCAAGTTGACCGGACGCTGCAAGACACCCTGGCCACCAGCGCCGGCGCCGGGATGATCGGCTATCGCGAGCGCACCGTCGCCGACCGCTTGAACGACACCGCCAATGTCAAGGACTACGGCGCTATCGCAGACGGGGCTTATCACCCGTTGTCAGAGCGGTTCGCTACGCTCGCCGAGGCACAGGCGGTTTATCCGCACGCCACTGCGCTGACCGACAGCATCGACTGGGCGGCGTATCAGGCGGCAATCAACTCCGGATCTCCGCATGTGCATGCGCCAGGCGGCCACTACGTCATGAATCGCGGAACTCTCGCTGAGCGGGATATTCGGTATACCGGTGATGGCTATGCCACACACGTGGATTTCAGCCTGGCAGATGGCCCAGGTAGCTGCATGCTGACGCAGGGTGAGCTTGTGCAAATCGGCGATCTGTCCGTGAGCGTGGTTAAAGGCGCTCGCACGCTGACATTTGCCGCTGCGCCAGACCTGGCTCCGGGCGACGTGGTCATCGTGTACAACCCCGCCAACGGATCTTGGCTGGCTGATCGCGATCCGTATCGCGCTGGCGAGATGTGGAAAGTCCATTCGGTAAGCGGTAGCACTGTCACGATCTACGGAAACAGCTCGTCGGTGTACCTGTTCTCCGAAGTAGATGTATACCGCATGCGCGGTGTGCGCGTGTCTGTCGATCAGATGCATTTTTCGCCATCTGACACATATTCCATTGCGCCGTTCAAGGTGGTTTTCGGCGATGGAGTTAAGGTTTCCAACTACTACGCTAGCGATGTCACGCTTTACACAGGGCTAGAAGTAGAACGATGCTTTGACGTTTCGATCAATGCGGTTTCAAGCCCGAACAGATCGCCGGCAGTCAATGACGAATATGGGATTACTATCTCAAACTGCCATAACTTCTCGGTTTACGGTGGTTATGCGGCAGCAACCAGGCATGCTGTCGCGCTTGGTGGAATGGATGATGTATGTTGCGTGCCCAACCGTCACGGACTGATTTACGGTATGCATATAGAGGGCATCGATATCGATTCGGATATTGGTGCGGGAGATATGCATGGCAACGCCGACAAAATCACATACGACAACTGCGAGTTTCGGAACGGGGCAATTCTTCAAGGACGAGACGCCACCGTCCGTAACAGCACGATCTACGGAGTATCAAGCACGTCCGGCGAAGCGATCTACGGAACCGAGGTTTATGGCGGAACGTACACAATCGAGAATAATCGATTTATCAGCTATGGCAATGGCGCAGCGTTTGGCATCGTCCATATATCGCCAGGTTCCACTCAGCGCGAAGCATTGCTGATCATCGCGCGAAACAATACATTCGAGTTGCCGAATGCCATGGGGTCGACGAAAGTGTTTTTCCTGCGTGGACGCAATAGCCCGCTTCCGATTAGCGCAAACATTGACGGAGTACACGTCCATATGGCATCTGTCGCGATGCAGTGTTTTCTTTTCGCAGACGACCAAGTTGCAGCAAATCTGAACAGTAACTATCTGATCATTGACGGCGTATATGGGCCTAGTGGTACGTACCTGCTGTATCCAACCTCGAAGAATGCCGCCATACCGACCAGGCAGATGCACCAGTCCGGCGCGGTGAACGTGACTACTACGGCTTCCGCTACGGTTGCAGCCCCAGCTCAGACCATTCGCTACCCATACTCCAAGATACCCAACGTTAGCGTGCAGGTTTCCAGTCAGTCGGGCGGTGATCAGAGCGCAATCGGGTCAATCACCCCTGTGGCGATTGCGTACAATGTGCAGCCGAACAGCATCAGGCCTGCAATCATGGCGCCCAGCGGATCGTTCGCGGCTGGAGGCTCCGCTCGTCTTCACTGGTCTGCTAGCCTAGATGATATTTGATATTTAGGTCTGGGCGCTTTTCTGGCCCAGGCCTATTTTAAATGTCCTGATAGTATGTCGCTATAAAAAGCACAAGGATGAATGCTGCTATTGATATCACTTTTATTGTTTGGCCGGCAATTGTGCGAAGCATTTAATTATCCTCGATTTTAAGATTGGATGATGAGTAAAGACCAAGTGCGGCTGGCAGTAAAAGATATGTAAAGTATTTTCCGACAAGCAGAAGCACTATAGTCACTGCGAGAATTGAGAATGCTGATATTTCTCTATTAGTCTGCGCGCGCCCGAGTGCTATATTTATTCCTAGTTTTGCGGCAGGGCCTATTGAAATGATGAGTATAAACAAGAATCCGAATAGTCCTAGGTCATTCCATGCTGAAAGGATGTTGTGTATGTACTCGCCTTTTTCATATTTTCCATAGTTTCCTAGTATTGGGCTTTCCATTATCTTGTTTAGTCCTTCAGATGCTATACGGCTCCGCTCATTGCTCGAATTGTCATGCTGAAGATCAAGAAGATTTGCTACTCTGCTATCTGGAATCTCCACTATTCCAGAACTAATGGTTGCCACTGATCCTGCTGCAACTATGATAAGGGCAAGTATAGGGAGTCCCTTGTTTTTTGACGACAGAAACTCGTAGGTTGCCGCAAATAGAGCGTATGCAACGAATTCGCTTCTCGCACCATTTATGTAAAGGCAGGCTATCGCTACAGCATGCGCAATGCATCTGGTAGGCAATGATCGCACTCCTGTAACAAGAGCAACCGAAAGCAGCAAGTAACAGAGGGCGAAGGTTTGATATCCCGGTATCTTATCTACGTCGCTGGGGAGCTCTCTAAGCGAGAATCTTCCGTCTACAGTAAATATAAGAATGCATGCGGATGAAGCAATCCACGCAGTTTTAAGAGCTAGCCCCGGTAGTCGGTCAACTCTGAAAGCACCCTTGCATATAAGAAAAACGGCTGCGCATTGTGCGATTGAAACCATGTGCCATGTGAAGATATAGCTTTCTTCTTCTCTGTTTAAAATTACGATGCACAGGAAAAATAGAAGAAATCCAAAGTACGTCAGATCAATTACAGCTATTCGTCCTGTTCTGAGCGTGGTCCACAGATATAGCGGAGCAAGTATTGCGAGCGCGGCTGCGGATGTTTTTCCAAAGTATCCAGTAATAAGCGCCGGAATCAGTCCATTTGTTGTCGCTACGTAATAAAGAATCGTTCCTGGGAACAGGAGAATGAAAAGGATGTATGGGACGGTTGAAAACGGAAGCTTGGTCCTATTCATGCGTATTGCCTTTCTCCATTCCTTAAAACGTGGCGCTTCATGGTACGCGCTTCATTCATGCTAGTCATTGGATAGTGAATCGCCATGCCCATCACTGAGCAGCAACTGCTGCATATCCTCCCGAACGCCGGCCCTCGAGCCGGCGTTTTTGTTGGTGCGCGTCACGCAGTACCTCGCCGATCCCTGCGCAGGTAAGACTCCCTTTCCCGGCGAGCGGCGAGCCGCCCGCTGGTCCGCACCGCAATATCGATCGGTATTCCGGCCTTGATGCGCTGGTGGGCGGTAGAGACGTTGACTCCGAAGTGGGCGCAGGCCTGGGCAATGCTGGTGAACTGAGTGCCGTCGATCTCGACTCGGGTCAGGCGTCGCTGGTTCTCGGACGCTTGCTGCTGAATCGTGGCCCATCGGCAGTTTTCAGGACAGTAGTCACCGTCTGGGTCGATTCGATCGATGCTGTACCTCCCAGCAGGCCGAGGCCCCATGTCTTTGAGGAAAGCCTCGAACGACTCTTTCCAACGTTCGCAGACCTTGATACCGCGACCGCCCCAGTTAGGGAAGTCCTTGTACTTCTCGTCGTAGCACCTGCGTTTCATGCCTAGCCAGGTTCTGTACTCCGGGGTTTTCAACCCTCGACGGCTGTGTCCGTGCGCGGTGACTTTGGCTGCACGCTTCCTGACGAATTCCCTATTTGAGCCAAGTGCTGAAGCCCATTCGCTGGCGAGGCATCCGCACGAACGTGTCGAGCCGCTTCGCAGGTTCGACGACTTCACTTTGACCTCGGCTCCGCACTCACACCGGCAGAGCCAGACAGATCCTCCATTTTTCCCGGGAGAGTCGTAGGCGACCACCAAAAGACGCCCATAGCGAAGCCCGGAGATATCGATCCGTTTCATTTCATTCACCTATTGAGAGAGGGACCGCCGATGGCAGTCGTTTCCGAGAAAACCGCTGGAGGGAGGAACGTTCTTGCGTTCCTGGACATGCTTGCGTGGTCTGAGGGGACCAGCACGATCAGAGGTAGCGACAACGGCTACAACGTTGTTGTCGGTGGAGGGCTGTTCAATGGGTACGCTGATCACCCGCGCCTGAAGGTCTATCTGCCTCGGTACAAGGTTTATTCAACTGCGGCAGGCAGGTATCAGCTTCTTTCGAGGTACTGGGATGCCTACCGCGAAAGCCTGGCGCTGAAAGGCGGCTTCACCCCGGCTAACCAGGATCTGGTGGCGTTGCAGCAGATTAAGGAGCGCCGCGCGCTGGCAGATATACAGGCCGGTCGCTTGGCGGATGCCGTGCAGAAGTGCTCCAACATTTGGGCCAGCCTGCCGGGGGCTGGTTACGGCCAGCGCGAGCATTCTCTCGATGACCTGACAGCGCACTATCTTGCAGCGGGCGGGGTGCTGTCGTGATCTCGGCCCGCGTGATTTCGATCGCGCTGGCCTGCCTGGTGCTGGTCGGCCTCGGCACCGCCGGCGGTGTCTGGATAGGAGCGCGGCACTACCGGCCGCAGTTGGATGCCGCGAGCGCGGATCTGGCTGCCTGCCGTTCCTCTCGTGGGAGCCTGGAGGCCGCAGTGGCGGAGCAGGTCCGGCAGGTTGTCGCGCTGCGCCTGGCCGGCGAGCAGCGCGCCCGGTATGCCGCGCAGGCTGTGGATCGGGGGCGGCAGCAGGCCGCCGAGCAGTATGCCGAAGCCCAGCGCCTGGTACGTGAGCGAACCGCCGGCGAGGAGTGTGCGGCCGCCGAAGTGGTCATTGATCAGGAGCTAGGGCTTTCTGCCAGGCACTCCAGTGCGAACTGAACCGTGTACGGTGCAGCCCGGTAGAGTTGGTGGGACTCGTCGCGCAGGTAGTTGCGGAAGCCTGGCCATGAAAGGCCGAGCAATTCGGCTGCCTGACGCTGACTGATTCCGGCTTTGTCGACCAGCCCGCGCAGGTAGCGCGGGTCAGGGTTGTGATTGGCTGAGTCTGGCTTCATTCGTCACCAGAATGCAGGTCGTTCACCGCTGCGGCCTGGAATTGGAGCGCAACTGCGACTGCTGCATCGCGGTCGATCTTGGCGCCTCTTTCTTCCAGAACTTCCAGATGAGCAACGAAGTCATCCTCCGTCAGTTGCTCAAGGTCATTCTCGCTTTCGAGTGCGTCAGTGGCGGCATCCCAGGCGTAGTAGCCGGCGATTTCCGGCGCGCTGGTCATAGCGCTTCCGTCATTGTTGATCGCTTCAATGATTTGCTCGATGGTCAGGATATTAGCAGCGAAGAATGCGGGGACTTTCATGTGTCTCTCCTTGATGGCGCCTCGCCGTTTGGCTGGCATGGGCTTATAGTAATGGGTAACAACGTACACCACAATAACCGTTCGTCGGAGTTTACCATGCGTTCGATGATTTTGATTTTCGCGGTCGCGCTGGCGGGATGCGCCGGCCAGGTCGAGCCTGAGCCGCGCACGGTGCGCGTAGAAGTGCCTGTTGCGGTGCCGTGCCGAGTGCCGGCAGTGGAGGTGCCGGCATGGGCAGCGGCTGGGCTGAAGAAGAGCGACGACCTACAGACCAAGGTCCGTGCGCTGCTCGCCGAGCGGCGGCAGCGGATTGGTTACGAGGCGCAGCTCCTGGCTGCGAATCAGGCCTGTCAGGATTAGGAGTAGACTACGGCCTTTTCCTACGAGGGCAGGGCATGCTGGTCATTCGATTCAAGGGCTGGTCGGTGAAACTCGACCACCAGGTGGGCAGCGCTGGGAAGTTCGGCATCTGGTCGTTCCACGGTTCGGAGAGCAGCTACGTGCCGGACATGGAGACGATTCTCCGGCATGCAGCGATCCGGCCGGCGGAGCCGAAAGAAGGCGGGGAGGTAGAGGTATTCATCTGTGATTCGCGCATGCCGCAGGATGAATGGCGGCCTGTCGGCAGCGGTGTCGCGGCCTATGAGTCGGACCGCTGAATGCTGGCCGTGACGGAAACGTGAAGCACGGAAATGGAAAACGTGAAAAGGAATTTCACGATTGGCACAGTTTAAGTGATTGCGGTCGGCGTAAACTGTTGTAATATAAGCGCTTCTGAGGTGCGAGACAGGATTTAGGTTCCAGCGCCGCAAGGCGTGAGAGTTCGAGTCTCTCCGTCCGCACCACCTTCAGGCTCGGCTTGTCCGGCCGCTGCGGTTGAAGCCGGAACGTCCGGCACGATTCACGATATGGTGGGCGTAGCTCAGTTGGTAGAGCACAGGATTGTGGCTCCTGGTGTCGTGGGTTCGATTCCCATCGTCCACCCCATATTTCGAAGCGCCAGGCCTTGTGCCTGGCGTTTTCGTTTGCGCTTCACGATCTCTTCTCCGTTTGCCTTTCCGGTACCCAATCCGCCCTCATGGGCGCGACGGCAGGTTGAACTTGTTCCGGGTCCGGCGCTCTTAAGCGAGCCTGTCGTTCCTGGCGGGTCCGTATATGCAGTCTGGGTGAAGCGACATGTCGATGAAATGGACCGAGCAGCGCTTGCGCAAGGCTCTCAAGCAGATGGCGAACAATCATGAATCGGCTGCGGTCGAGGTCATGCGCGCCGTCGAGCGGGCGAACGATCCGAAGCTGGCGCAGCGCCTGCTCGAGGTGATCGAGCAGATGCACCAGGATGCCGATGCGCTGCGCTCCATCGACGACGAAATCGCCAGCGGCGTGATCCGTTGCCAATGA